TTGGCCGGATCGTTGGCGTAGGTGCAGGCGATCCAGCGCCCAACGGCGTCGTGTTCGCCGCGCCAGCTTTTCGGATTGGCCGGATCGTTGGCGTAGGTGCTGGCGATCACGTTGCCATCGGCGTCGTGTTCGTCGCGCCAGCTATTCGGATGCGCCGGATCGTTGGCGTAGGTGCGGGCGATCACTCGCCCATCGGCGTCGTGTTCGTAGCGCCAGCTTTCCGGATTCGCCGGATCGTTGGCGTAGGTGCGGGCGATCCAGCGCCCAACGGCGTCGTGTTCGTAGCGGTAGCTATTCGGATGCGCCGGATCGTTGGCGTAGGTGCGGGCGATCCAGCGCCCAACGGCGTCGTGTTCGTAGCGGTAGTAGCTCATGTCAATCTCCTCGTTAGCGTGTGCAGGCCGGGCGCTACGCCGGCTACCCCTACTCGCGTTGGGCAGTGCCTACATGTGACGTTGGCTCCGGCAGGGGTGGCGCGAGCAACGTCCCGGACATCACATGCAAGTACGTGGCTCTGCGTTGTGCGACTTCTCACGCCGCTGCACACGAGACACAGCCTACACCCGTATTTATTGCCTTGTCAATAGGTATGTGCTAAATTAGCAGCACAACCGTGAAAAAGGCTGCGTGCAATGCAACTACTGGACTACATCAAAAACGCTGAGAACAAGTCAGCGCTTGCATTATCTGTGGGTGTGTCCAAGGGATACTTGTGGCAGATCGCTACCGGCTGGGTCAACGGCAAGGGCTACAAGCAAAAAGCAGCACCTACACTGGCTGTGGCCATCGAGCGTAGCACTGGCGGTATCGTATCATGCGAGGAAACAAGACCCGACCTTGAATGGGTACGTGGGACTACTACAGGCGATCCAATTGCGTATGAAGTCAAGATCGACAGCGGTTCAATATACCCTAGATAACAGGTTTTTTGTTCTTAACTCTGCGCGATAGTGATATGATCCTGTAACACGGCGTGGAGTGTACCAATGAACAAGTGCAAGCTGTTTACATTCGTTGGCATAGTTAGCTATGGCGGCGCTGTTATAGCTCAGGCAACATCGGCAAGCGCTGGGCCATCATGGGAAGTCATAGCCGGAGCATCACTCGGGCTACTATCAACACTCCTTGGCGTTTCGGCAATGACGTGGACAGCATCAATGTCCAGCAGGATCAAGTTGCTTGAGACTGCGCACAACGAACAAAGTAATTATATCCGTGATAATTACGTTAAAGAACCTATTATTTCCAGAGAGTGGATAGAACTTCGGCAGAAAATGGATCAGCTTGCTACTCAAATAAGCACGATTGATAGAAACATGACTACTTCAATGGCTGTTTTAGAATCACAGATGGGAACGCTTCTTGCCAACTCAAAAAAGGAAAATGGCGATGCAAGACGACGTGGGGAGTGACAAAGAATACGTCGCAAGGAGCGCTAGACAGACACTTATGGACATGAACAGGCTGATGGGCATCCAGCCAAATACTACAACCCAAGACGTAAAAGTACACATAAGCGCTAACAGCGCTGGTGTATTCATATGCACACTGTGCTGCGCATTGGTTGTTGGTATATCCATCGGCGGTACAGCAATAATTTTGCGACAGGGTCAAGAAATATCCGATGCTCGCCATGAGCGCGCTGAGCTTCGGAAAGAAATATCTGGTCTCAATGATTATCTTTCTGTTATTTACCAGCAGCTTCCTTCGCTGAAGAAGATGGAGAAGAACGATGAGCAAGATACCGCAGACTAACTCACGCATCATCATCATCACGCCAGTACCTGACGCTTCAGCGACGTTACCCAGCGTAACGCAGAAGACCGAAAGCTATTCAGTCATGCTGCACGAACTGGCTGACCGAATCGCCGCAGGCGAGAACATTCAGGTTGACGTTCTGCACCGTTAAGCAGCGCACTGCATCACCGACACGGCGCAGGCCAGATCGCACACGCGCTCTGCTAGCGGACGTAGCTCAGGGCGCTCTTGCGCTTCGCGCAGGAGTTCAATGATCGCCAATTCGCAGGCAGCAACCGCCGTCGCCTTCTGCAAGATGGCGGCCTGTAGGAGTGCGGCTTCGTTAGCGGTAACAGCGCGCATTAGCGATTTGCCTATTGACGGTTTGCCAATGTTAGCATAAGTTAGGTTCCCGAAACAACACTAGGGGCTAACATGAGTGGGTACACCAAGCTGTTTTCGAGCATCACGGAATCAACCGTTTGGCAAGCTCCAGACACGACAAGGCTGGTATGGATAACGATGCTGGCGATGGCCGATCAGAACGGCGAGGTATCGGCGTCAGTGCCAGGGTTGGCAGACAGGGCAAGGGTATCGATAGACGCGTGCGTTGAGGCGCTGGCGCTCTTTGCGGCCCCTGACGAGTGGAGCAGGACGAAGGATTACGACGGTAGGCGGATCGTCGAATGTGATGGCGGCTGGTTGTTGCTGAATCACGCGAAGTACCGTGAGGCGAGGAGCAAGGATGCGCGCCGTGAGTATCAGCGAAACTTGATGAGAGAAAGGCGCAGGAAAGAGAAGGAATGCGCGTTAGCAAATGTTAGCAAAAGTGAGCAAAGTGAGCCGGGGTTAGCCAAAGCAGAAGCAGAAGCAGAAGCAGTAGATCAAAAGCTATTGGATAAGCTGGCGCTAACCAATGACGGGGAGGAGGACAAAAATGCAGCGGGAAAGACGCTGCGCAAGCGAAACTCAACCGGTGATGACCCGCTTTGCGACCTCGTGAGAAATATCTACGACGCAACCTTGCCCAAGTGCAGGGCAGCAGGATCACTCACACCAAAGCGCAAAAAACGCATCCACGAAGCCGACAAGATGGCCAAGGACTTCTGCAAGAGCCACGGTTGGGACTACGTTCCAGCAGAGTTCTGGGAGAACTACTTCGGCGAGTGTCTTGGCGATCCGTGGCTCAGTGGCGACACTGTGAACCCGAACAATTCAGGGTGGAAGCAGAACATCGACCTGTTGCTGGACGAAAAGCGGTTCACCCAGATCATGGACGGGGCAGTCACCAAGATGAGGGGGAAATCTCATGGGTGATATGCCACTCAGGGCGCCTCCAAGCGCCATAGAAGCCGAGCAAGCCGTTCTTGGGGCATTGATGCTCGACATCGCCAAACTGCCCGAATTGGCCGATTGGCTAAGCCACAGGGACTTCTACCGGCGTGACCACGAGCTGATCTACCGCGCCATCTGCCATTTGGCATCGAAGTCGCTGCCGACCGACGCGGTAACCATCGCCGACTGGCTGGATGCGAACAAACTTGGCGAGCAGGCGGGAGGAATGTCGTACCTGACCGAACTGGCATCGACCACCCCTTCGGCGGCAAACGTGTTGGCTTATGCCGAAATTGTCCACGAGAAGTCCAAGCTACGCCAGGCGATTGAGGCTGGTTGTGGGCTTGTGGATGCCGCATTCGACCCGCAGGGCCAGTCTGCCGGCGACATCCTCGCCCAAGCGCAATACCGGATCAACGCGCTCGCTCCGTCAAGGCGCTCTGGGCTTCAGGCCGCAAAGCCGATTCTCGTGGAGTGGATTGCCGACCTTCAGGCGCGCTATGAGGGAAAGAAACTTCCGGGGCTACCGTATCCGTGGAAGGATCTGAACGATGCTACTGGCGGGCTTCTCACCGAAGAACTGACGATAATCGCAGGTCGGTCGAACATGGGCAAGAGTACGCTGGCATTCCAGATCGCCGCGTTCACTGCGCTCAGGGGGAACAGGGTCGCAGTGTTTTCGCTCGAATCCAGCAAAAAGGCCGTGATGCAGCGCATGGTTGCTGCTTTGGGCGAGATACCGAACCGCTGGCTACGGCAACCTGACGACGAGCACGACTACTGGCCGATGGTGACAAGCGCCATTTCGCAGTTGAAGGATTGTCCGTTGTGGATTGACGATACGGCTCGCCTTGAACCAATGCAGATTCGTGCCAGAGCCATGCGAGAGCATCTTCGCCAACCGATAAAACTGGTTGTCATTGACCACCTTCAGGAGGTCAAACTGACCGGAAAGCGCAACGAATCGAGCGAGATGGGCGATGCCGTGCGAGAGTTCAAGGCACTGCAAAAGGAGCTTGGCTGCCCGATTATCGTGCTGTCACAGCTAAATCGTGATGCCGCAAAGGACGGCCAACGGCCAGCCATGACGCACCTTAAATCAAGTGGCGGTATCGAGGAGGTGGCAGACGTAGTTATCCTCTTGCACCGCTGGGACTACTACAAGCCGAACGACCGTCCAGGGCTGATTGAAGCCATCATTGGCAAGGGGAGAGACATAAAGACCGGAGACATAATCCCGCTCAAGAATCGGTTTGACATCATGCGCGCAGACGATTGGGATGGCCCAGTACCATCTGCTGAAACAGCACCAGCTGGTTCCGGGTTTAGTGCTAGAAAGTGGGGACGGGACTTGCAAGCATCCGATTGACAGCGTAGTCTCATCAAAAGCAAATCCACGGGGTAGCTATGTTCAAGAGAATTGTAGCCATGTGTTTGCGCCACCGTGAGTGGATTGCGATAGTAATCGCAAGCGGACTGTTGATTCTCGCGTTCAAGATAATCCCAACGCTGGATGCACGAAGCGGGATTGACGGGTTTGGCGATCTGTACTTCGCGCTCATGATGGTGGTAAAGGGGCTTCTAGCTGTCTCGCTCGCTTGGGCCTGTAAGGCACATTTCTGGTATGAGATTGAGAACGGCGACGAGTATCGATGTGCGCGATTGATCGAAGATGATGTGTCATGGGGCGCGTTAGTGACCATCGCAATTGATCGTCTTTCATGGGTTGCATGGCTAGGCTGGTGGTCATGGGTCATCTTCCAGCACTGATTCTCATGATGGCATGGTGCGGGCCTGTTGTGGGCTACGAACCACCGACGCCAGCGATCACTGAAGCTGGTGCTGAACTGATAATCCAGTTCGAGATTGGGTCGAGGCGGACGTACGAAACGAGATACCTGCACCCGATATGCCCAGCGTGTAACGGAACCGCTTCAGGGCCGACGTGGGGGATTGGCTACGACGCTGGACACCAACCGGCTAGAGTAATTCGTGAGGACTGGGCCTTCCACCAAGACGTTGACCAAATGGCTTCAGCGTCTGGATTTACTGGCAGATCAGCAATTCCAGTTGTAGCCTCAATGCAAAACATTACGGTGCATTGGCCTGATGCATTAGTGGTATTCCGTGGCTCAACGGTTATCAAATACCGATCCATCGCAAGGCGAGCATTTGGTGAGAAGTTTGATTTGCTGCCGCCATTTACTCAGGATTCGCTGGTATCACTGGTATACAATCGCGGGGCTAGTAAAACTGGTCGATCACGGCTCGAAATAGCCATCATCGCCGATACCTGCGTTCCAGCGCTAGATGTTGAGTGCATCGCAAAGAACCTTGAGGCTATGGAGCGCATTTGGAAAAACAGCAGCATCGAGGTTGGCATGAAAAGGCGGCGTTATGCCGAGGCAGAATTGGCAAGGAGAGGTCTGTGAATCCCGCTTTGATTTTGAAACTTGGCCCGTATATTCTCATTGCAGTTCTTTTGATGGCAGTGTTCGCAAGTGAGTCTGGGCGCAAAGGCGCGCTGGCTGAGCGTGACGTATGGAAGGAAAGGTCAGAGACACGCGCTCGAATAATCAAAGATTTTGAAAAAGTATCGGAAACCCTGACAGCGCAGCGCGACTCGGCAATCACTCGTATCAATGAACTGGCAGACAAGGCGGCGATTGCTGCCATCGAAGGTAAAAAAACTACCGACGCGCTTGAGCGGGCAAAATCTGAGAGGAATAAACTGCAAGCACAACTCGAATTAAACCGGAGGACTGCAAATGCCACAGACAAACAATGTTCCACATGGAGCGTTCATCCTGTTTGCGGGCCTGTTTCTGACAGCTTGCGCGACCAGTGGGAAGCCACTCGCCGGGCCACCGGAGCCTCCGGCGGTAATCGAAACGACCCGGTTGGTGTACGTGGAGATACCGCCACGCCTGACGATTCCAACACCGCTACAGGAAGCGCCAGCGCCAGCCGATATGGTGAGCCAGGGCTGTTCGACTGGATGCTACACACAAGACCAGTTGCAGGGTATGCTATCAACTGCGCTGTCGGCACTAGCTGACGCATACGATAGATTGGCAAAAATTGGCGCTCTCTCAGGAGCACTTGTAGACAAGGATAATTGATATGGCTCTCACCGAGGCACAGAAAGAAGAAATCCGGCGAAACCGCGCAATCGCTGCTGGAAAACCGCCGCCGCAGCCAGAAAAACCAAAAAGCATCCTTGATCGTGCCGCAGAAACCGCGAAGCGCCTGTTCAATCGACCTACGCCTGCCGTTGACCGCCTCGCTGCGCCGCCTGACAATTTCGTGACGCGGCGCAACAAAGAGTTTCAGGATCGTAGTAACGACCTGCGCAATAAACAGATCGACGATATTTCGGCAGGCAATCCGGCGCGTAAGCCGCGTATCGTGAAGTAGACATGGCAAATCAATTCACCGTATCCGCGCCAATCGTTTTGCCATTGCGGACGACATGGCAGGAAACGTGGGTATTTCTGACCTCAGTTGATGGGCCTCCGGTTGACCTTACCGGCTACAAGGCTCGGATGCATGTTCGGGATCCAGATACGAACGCCTTGGTCATGGAATTGTCAACCGACAATGGGCGTCTTGCGATTCCAGCGCCGCTGACCGGAACAATCGATCTTGAGGTTGACGCTGCCGACGTTCTGGCCATGAGTTCGACGAACGTCCGGCGGAAGTTGCGGTTTGATGCAGAAGTGTACATCCCCGGCCCTCCCGAGTATGTCGTTCCGCTGTTCATCGGGGCCATTGTCCTTACTCCAAGGTGGACTCAACTGCCATGAATGATGCGAGATTCGAGGCTTTCAAAGGCAAAAATGGCGATTGGTATGTTCGCTTGAGGGCGCGTAATGGCAGGATTCTCGTCGTAAGCGAGGGGTATACGGGGAGAAAGGAAGCCATAAGGGCGAGCGCCACGATTCGGACAACTGCAATCGACGCGGTAATACTTGAAGTCAAGAAATAGAATGGATACCAGTCAGAAAATAAAAGTTTCAGTTTTTAGGCAATCGATCCCGGTTGTCATTGTGCTGCCTATGAAGGCGGTTTCCGCAATATTGGAGGGAAGGAAATGATTCTTGCATTCTGTCTTGGCATCCTCAACGTAACGTGCTCAGTTCCCGTGGCCGAAGTCCCACTGACCGCTCAGCCCGTTCCGATCCAGCACGTCTTGTCGGTTGATCGCGTCGGCCAGACCACGGCCGTTATTACCCTGAACGGTGCGACATTCGTTTCTCAGCCGACGGTAACAAAGGGCATCGTTGGTTCGTTTTCCTACTCCTGCTCCTGATCCCGACACGCTGGCGCAACTAAAGGCGCTACGTGACAAGATCAAGGCAAAGCGTCTGTCGTTGAAAGGGCGCGCGCAAACACTGGTAGGCAAGGCGCAGGAATCGCAAGCCATCGTTGCCGAGATGGATTCTCTCATTGCCCAACAGGACGCGCTAATTGCAAAATTGGTGTAATCTACCGCCACCCACACCGAGGATACTTAAATGGCTACTCTCCAATATGGCGTTGCTGCACGTGATGCACAGAATGACGCGCTTGAAACATCGATCGGCGCAGCACCATTGCTTCAAATATTCACAGGCGCCATGCCTGCAAATGCAGCCGCCGCTGATACAGGCACGAAGATCGTTGACTTTGCGCTTCCGTCTGACTGGCTGGCAGCATCTTCGGCTGGTGCAAAAACCAAACTCGGAACGTGGGTTACGACCGGCCTAGCAGGCGCTGGCGCTGGCTCCAACGCCGGCTACTTCCGAATCAAAAATGCGGCCGGTACAGTAGTAGGTATTCAGGGCGACATTACCGTTACCGGTGGTGGTGGCGCAATGACGTTGGACAATATCTCCATCGCCAATGGGCAGTCTGTCACGATCAATACCTTCACCGTTACTCGCAACAACGCGTAGTAATCATGCAGATTGACCGACAACTGCTTTCACGAAAGTTCGTGCTAGCAGTCGTTGCTTTCTCGGCGGGAATCGGTGTCCTCGCATTTGGAGCTATAGACGGGCTTACATGGGTAAGCTATAGCCAGTGGGTTGTCGGTTTATATATGGCCGGCAACGTCGGTGCGACGGTTGCAACGAAGATGAATGAAAATCCCACTGAAAAGGTTTAATCTGATGAAAGCAACGCTGATTAGACGTGAGGCGGGAACGTGAGCATAAAACACAAAAAGGTTCCAGTTGGCGCTGACGTTGGTACGTCGAATGATGTTCTTTTCAGCGACTGGAAAGATGACCACGATGTTCTGACTGGCATAGATTACCCGCTCGTTGCAACGCCATCTGCGCCAGCGGCCGGGCTTGTTACCGTATTCGGAATGAGCGTGGCTGGCGGAGCAATGCCTGCATTCATCGGGCCGTCCGGACTGAGCTCGCCATTGCAGCCCTACTTGGGTGGTACGCGAGCAGCGATGTGGTTGCCCGCTGGTAACGCAACGACTATTACCGCCGTCGGGGCCGCCGCACTGACAGCTACAGGTACGCCTACTACGGCCAATGTGGCGACCACAAACGCATACACAGCGTCGAAACGGCTTGAGTATCGTGTCACCACCCCAGCAACGACGGCTGTTGCTGGGTTCCGTAGTGGCGTTGCGCAGTATTTTTACAGCGCCACCCCTCGTCGTGGCGGGTTCAGGTACACGTTCGTGTTTGGCCCGGCGACCGGCGTCGCAACGACCACGAATCGATGCTTTGTTGGCCTTGGTTCCTCAACTGCGGCACCAACCGACGTGCAGCCGTCAACGATACTCAACCAATTCGGGGTTGGCTGGGATGAGGCAGATGCCAACATTCAGATCATTAGCAACGATGGTACAGGGACGGCAACGAAGGCCGACCTTGGTGCATCATTCCCCGTGCCAACGGTTGACCGGACTGACGCCTACTGCCTGCAAATGTTCTGCGCCCCTGGATCGACCACCGTTGGGTGGGATTTTATGGATATCTCAACTGGCATAAGCGCATCCGGAACCTTCGGTGCCGACATGCCGGCAGCAGACACATTGCTTGCCCCGAGAGGCTGGATGAGCGCTGGCGGGACCAGCAGCGTTATTGGCATTGCCCTGATGCTCGGGTACATAAGCACGGACCTGTAACGTGGCTATCGCCATTGCTCTAGTTGGAGCGAGAGGCAGCAATGGCGGCACGTCAACAACAACGACTGCCGGCACCACTGCGGCATCTGGCAGCACATTCCTGATAGCGATCAGCCATGGCGCAGCACAAGGCAATCCGCTTACGGTAACTGATAACAAAGGCAACACCTTCTCCAAGGTGGGGTTGACCTATGGCAGTTCCGGAGGCGCGCGAGAACTTTGGATCGCCGAAAACGGCACGGGCGGCGCATCCCATACTGCGACAGTCACATTCGCCTCTGGTGAGGCCACGACGATCTACCTGTTGGAGATTACGGGAGCGAGTTCCCCCGGAGTGGATGCCGCGACGGGCAGGGATAACGTAACAACGCACGACTTGGTGATAACGGTACCGGCATCGGGCAACTTCGCACAAGCCGATGAACTACTTGTCGCGATAGTTGGAGCTTCCGACGGCGGAACTGTAGTCTACTCGGATACCAGCGCAACATGGACAAAGGTGTCAGAAGAACAGGACGGAAATACGTTCTGGTCGAGTGCTGTATTTTCTCGCGTGATCGGTGCAATTACGCCGATAGTTACAGCATTCTCAAATAACAATCCAGCCGGTTCATTCCTTTCCGGGCCGGTCATTTCAATAAAACAGGCTGCTGCTGGTGGCGGCGTAACCGCAACACTGAACATCACCGACGATTCAGATACTACTATCGCTACTGCTTCGATAGCCAGCACAGCGGCATTCAGTACTTCAGATGCGTTGGATACGTTGTCGTCTGACGGCACCGTGGTAACGCCGGATGGAGTATTCCAACCCGGATTTCAACCGGGTTTTCAGGGGGTATCTGGCGGAGGTGGTGGTGGAGTGACAGCAACGCTGTCATTGACCGATGCGGGGGACTCGGTTTCAGCGTCGGTTGGAGTTGCAATTTCGTCGATTCTGTCAAGAACCGACACACTGGATACGGTGTCGTCTGGTGCATCCATAGGTATCTCAGCAACAGCCAACCTGTCCGATGCAACTGATTCTGTCGTTGGGGCAAGCACGCCAGCAATTGGAGTCTCGGGTAAGGACATCGACCTTCAGACGCTCGGCACAGACCCTCAGCAGGTAACGCTGAACACGCAGGTCAGCGGAAGTGCATTTGTGGTGGTTCAATCGACCCTGGGCGGGGCCGGTGATCCGACCGATAACAAAGGCAACACATTGTCGCGCATCCTTGCAGCGACGCCATATACCCTCTTTCCGTCGTTCGTAGTTGAGGCGTTCGCTAAAACCAATGGCGTTGGCGGTACATCGCATATCTTCTCGGCCACGAAAGAACCTGGCCGACCGGACGAAGAAGCAACCATGTTTGTGGCAGAGATTCTGAATGGACTGTCCATTCAGGATATTCAGGTTACGCAGATCGCATCTGGCGGAACGATGACTAGTGCTGCGGTTACTGCAACCGGACCAGCGGTCATCTTGCAATACTGGTGGGGCGACAATGGTGACGGCCCTCACACGGCTGTCCCAAACAATGGTTTCACGGTGATACAGGACTCATTGTCTGTGGTATCTGGTGGTATTCAGGGCGCAATGGCGACGCGAACCGTCACCGCAGGCACTTACCAGACGACGTGGACAGCAACGCCAACGCAGGGCGCAATCCTTGTATCTATCGTTGTTCAGGGAGGTGCAGGCAATGCCAATGCCTCAGTATCTGTCGTTGGCGTGCTCTCACAGACCGACGCGGCGGATACGCTTGTTGGGCAAGGCTCTGTCCCGGTATCTGGCGCGGTAGCGACGCTCAGCCAGACGGATGCCATTGATACGCTTGCCTCAACGGTGTCAGCGTCAATCTCTGGCGTATCGTCCTTTTCAGACGGCGTTGACGCACTGTCCGGCATTGCGGCTGTTTCTGTGGTCAGTTCGTTATCGCAAGTGGACGTGCAGGACCAAGCATCATCTGCTGCCAATATCGACGTGGTTTCCACGCTATCACGAACCGATACTCAGGATTCGTTGATCTCTGGCGCGGCAACAAGCGTGGCGGCTGCGTTGACGCAGGCTGATGCGACTGACTCTCTTGGCGCAGGCGCGGCAATCTCGGTAGATGCCCTGCTTGCTCAGACCGACGCTATGGATACTCTGGCTGCGTCTGGGCTTGTCTCCATCGCCGGGACAATCAGCGGTACGTTTTCCCAGACCGATAGCGCAGATACCATTTCTGCATCAGGCGTAGTGCTTGTTAGTGCTGGTTCCAACATCCAAGACCAGTTGGATACGTTGGGATCAGGCGGCAGCATCGGCATCGTTGGGTCACTATCGTCCACCGATGCGCTGGATACGTTGGCGTCTGGTGGTACTGTGACTGTTGCTGGTGCCATTACAGCGACACTGGTAATGCTGGACGGTGCGGACATCCTGTCGGCTGGCGGAGTTGTTTCTGTTGCTGCCGCATTTGCGCAATCAGACGCAATTGACTCTGCGATAGCCAATGGTTCCATTTTCACCGTAGGTACTTTCTCACAAACTGATTTGTCTGATACCCTGATAGCAGCAGGAGTTCACTTCGTTCCGGGAAGGAAACTCAAGCCGAGGCCGGATTCGGCGGTAAGAGTAAACGTTGTAACTAGTAAAGTCATTGGAGTGACTACCACGCAGGGAGTCATCTCGAACGCAACCACAACAGCCATAGGCGAGCCCCAGCCGTGAAGCAAGCAACTAAGCGCAAGCCGCCATCCATCGGAGAGCTAGTACCCTCACCAAGCCAACTACAGATGGATGCGGAGACTGGCAAGGACATGGACATTCTGGCTGCCGCATTGAGCGTCGGATCGCATAAGGTTGTCACGAACCAACAAATCGCCACCATGACGAAGTTTGCTGGCGAGATTATGGAGCATGGGAATATCACCAAGGCGGCTATGGCGTGTGATTACCCGAAGTCATCGGCACATCGCATGGGCCGGGTGATGCTGGATCACCCAATCGTGCAGGCGCTTATACGGGAGCAGCAGGAATCCATCGTTCGCAAGGTCATGGTTACACCAGAGCGAGTGTGGGCTGAATTGGAGCGGATGGCTTTTTTCCAGCCGGAAACCTTGTTCAAGGATGGCGAGCCTATTCCAGTCGATAAGCTGCCAAAAGACGTGGCGCGCATGGTTACTGGTTATAAGTCAAAAAAGACCGAGTTTGGCGAGGGTGGTTCGAGCACTGAAGTAGAGATAAAATGGGTAGATAAGAATCCAGCTATCCGCGATCTTGCCAAGCTTCAGGGAATGATTAAGGATGAGACGACGTTGAAACTTGATGCCGATGACTTCCTGAAAGCACTGTACGAGGGGCGCGAACGTGCAGCAAAGCGCGAAAAAGCGGAATAGCAACAAGATAGCCGAAGTCTTCCGCAAAGAAGACCTTGACCTTGTGCGCGCATGCGGCGAGTTCTACGATGACCCATACGGGTTCGTATTGTTCTGCTATCCGTGGGGCGTTCCTGGTACCGACCTAGCCGACGAAGATGGGCCTGATGATTGGCAGCGTGAGGTAATGCAGGAAATATCGAACGCGATAAAAACTAATGGCGAAAATGCCATGATGCCGATCATGTATGCCATTTCATCCGGTAACGGTGTCGGGAAGACATGTCTTATTGCATGGCTTATCCATTGGTTTGCGTCAACCAGAGATTTTTCTGAGATAAAGGTTACGTCAGGCAAGAAAGACCAGCTTTTGGGTACGACGTGGCGCGAGTTGGCAAAATGGAATAGGTCTGCAATAAATGGACATCACTTCAACTGGACTGCTACTAAGTACACCTACATTCTTTACCCTGAAACGTGGTACGCGCAGGCTGTAACATGGTCAAAGAACAATGTTGGTGCGTTTCAGGGAACGCATGATAAGCATGTACTGTTCGTTTTTGACGAGGCATCGGCCATCGATGACGCTATTTGGGAGGCTGGCGATGGTTCAATGACCACGCCGGGAGCCATGTGGCTCGCGTTTGGCAACCCAAACAAAGCAAAGGGCCGGTTTGCCGACTGCTTTGGGCGGTTTTCCAAGCGATGGATAACCCGGCGCGTTGATAGCCGGTCTGCCAAGAAAGCCAACTTGGCGCTCATAAACGCGTGGATTGAAGACTATGGCATAGATCACGACTTCGTGCGGGTTCGTGTTCTAGGCCAATTCCCAAAATGTGGTGATTCACAATTCATATCAGAAGATGACTGCCATGCAGCAAAAGTTCGGTCAGTTGAAGGGTATGACAAGTTTTCAAAGGTGCTTGGCGTCGATATAGCGCGACACGGTGAGGATGAGTCAGCATTTGCAAGGGTTCAGGGCCGCAAGGTATTCCCGTTAAAGTACCACCGTATTCCAGACCTGATGGCTCTGGCGGCGATGGTTGCCGAAGAAATCGATAGTTTCAAACCTGACCACACGTTCATCGACGCAACAGGCATGGGTTGGGGCGTGTATGATCGGTTACGGCAATTGGGTTATAAGCACATAACGGCGGTACAGACTGGTGAGAAGGCTTTCGAGCCTGACAAATACGTCAACAAGCGCGTAGAATTGTGGTCGAAACTTCGCCAGTTTATTCAGGATGGCGCACAGATTCCAGATGACAAGAAACTTATCAAGGGTCTTACAGACATCCAGTACGGTTTTGATGGCAAGGGCAGATGGGACTTGGAAAGCAAGGCGGATATGAAGAAGCGTGGCCTTGATTCGCCAGACGGCCCCGATGCGCTAGCGCTAACGCAGTATGGTACAGTTCACGTCAAGGCGAAAGACCCAATTCGCGCTATGCTGAAGCGTTTCCAGACCAAACGCGGCTCAAGCTCTATGGCGGCTTAAAATGGCAAAAACAGACAGTGAATTGGCCGAAGAAAACTTTTCGATCTACGAGAGTGATCGTGATCGAGGCCATGTGCGATACACGCAAAAAGCCAAGAGAAACGAGGGGTTCTTCTTTGGCGATGGCGACCAATGGTCGGATGCTGACCGTGAAGTAATGGAAGCATCTGGACGCAGAGCATTCGAGTTCAACGAGATTCAGGAAACCATCAAGTCTGCGCTCGGGTTTCAGTTGCAGAACCGTGTTGACATTACCTTCGTGCCGAGGGGCGGCGGTGCGACACAAGACGTTGCTACAACACTGTCAAAGGTAGTTCGCCAAATATCCGATAACAACGATTATCGGTGGCTTGAGTCGCAGGTATTCGCAGACGGCCTTATCGAGCAGCGCGGATACTTTGAAATGCGCATGAACTTCGACGATTCCATGCTCGGTGAAATCAGGATTAGCCATCTTGACCCACGAGACGTAATTCCAGACCCTGACGCAAAGCACTACGACCCTGATAAGTGGGATCGTGTGACGGTTACGCGATGGATGACCCTGGATGAAATTGAGGCGCTTTACGGAAAGAAAAAGCGATCAGCGCTCGAAAGTGCTATGGGCGGCCTTGGTCAGTTTGACTTTGGCGCAGATGGGCACGAGGCTAAGAGGAACACGTTCGCCGGCGAGGATGACTTGCTAACTGGCGCCAATATGGACATCTTGTCCAGCAGCAACGGGCAACTGCGTGTCCGCATCATTGACCGGCAGCAGTGGCGTTTGGCTAGCGCGAAAGTCGCCGTTTACCCAACCGGCGATGTGCGTGTTGTCGAGAATATCAGCGATGAAAAACGAGCGCAGGCAGAAGCCGCAGGAGCAATATTCATTGATAAGGTAGTTCGGCGTGTTCGTTGGATAGTAACGGCGTCGTCAGTCGTGCTGTTCGACGACTGGTCTCCGTACGAACACTTCACTGTAATTCCGTATTTTCCGATCTTCCGCCGTGGCCGAACTCAGGGTATGGTGGATAATGCCATTGGCCCACAAGAAATGGCCAATAAAGCCTTGAGTTCATACGTTCACATTGTCAATAGCACTGCCAATTCAGGATGGGTATTTGAAGAAGATTCACTTACCAACATGACTCCTGATGAGCTAGTTGCGCAGGGTTCGCAGTCTGGCATTGGTGTTGAATACAAGAAAGGCGCAACGGCGCCACAGAAAATACAGCCAAATAGGGTTCCTGACGGCATTCAGGATTTGATGCTGCTTGGGTTCGAGAAGATTCGTGCCGTAACTGGCCAGAACCGTAATACCCGTGGCGAAGGAGGCGACCGCCAATCTGGCGTGGCTGTGCAAGCTCAGCAGTTTGCATCGCAGCTATCGGCAGGGCCAGTGCTCGATAACTTGTCGTTCACTAGAACACTACTTGCGCGCCGTATGCTGAAACTTATTCAGACATACATGGACGATCCTAGAATAATCCGCATTCAGGAGCCTGGTGAGGACGGTGTAATGCAGGACAAGGAATTGCCTGTCAATTTCCCTGAGCAACAGAAGATAATCAATGATCTGACGCTTGGCGAATATGGGGTTATTATTGCAGAGCAACCGAGCCAGGTAACATTTGAAAACGGTCAGTTTGAACAGGCAAAATCTCTGCGTGATCTTGGCATCGACATTCCAGAAGATGTTCTAATTCGCCATTCCAATCTGGTTGACAAGGGCGAGATTATCGAGCGGATGCGCGCCAAGACCAGTACACCAGACCCTGTGGATACGGCGCGCGAGAGGCTTATTCGTGCGCAGGCTGCCAATAAGCAAATGGCATCGCTCAAGTTGGCGGCTGAAACGTCTGAAGTTCTGGCTTCCAATCCAGCACTTGCGCCGATGGCTGACATCATCGCAAAATCGGCAGGGTTCGAGGATCAAGACAAAGCGCCGGTTTTCCCATCTGGCGGTCAGCCGTCTGGGAATCAGCAGGAAAGCAATAACAAGCCACCAGATAGATTAGGAGGTTAAAATGGCCACAGAAGTAAAAGTTACCGAAGATTTCGAGGTCGAAGATGCGCTGAGAATAGTTATGAGGGCGATCAAGATCAAGAAAAATAAGGCGCTTATGTCCAAGGTCAAGGCGCTTGCCAAGACTAAGGTTAAGGCGATGGAATCTATCACTGAAGGCGATGAAGACGGAGAGGATGACAAATGAACGTTGAAGAAGAACTTGAAGAAGGCGTTGAAGTCGATTCGACTAGCGAAGCAATTGATCCAGATTCTGATGAGGCAATTGAACTCGCCGGCAAGCGAACCGATGCGGTCGCTGAAGAAGAGGAAGTTGATGATGCTTCCGAATATTCCGAGGAATTGGCAGAAATTGCCGGAAACTCAGGCGATATGGTTCCGCTGTCTCGGCTGAATGAGGTTCTTGAGCGCGAGCGTAGGCGTGAGCAGGAGATTTCCGACTTCCTGTTGGCGCAACGCGCGGAGCAGGCAAAGCCTGTAAATACCGAACAGCCATTCGACATCAACGCTGCAATTCGCCAACGCAATAAATTGCTGGTTGAGGGCAACGAGGATGATGCGTACGCAATTGATGAAAGGATCGAGGAGGAACGCGAGAAGCGAGCGACGCTGCGCGCAGTTGAGATGATGGAGCACCGCCAAACAGAACGATCGGCAAGCAAGGCTGCTAATGCGATTATCGTTCAGTATCCTCAGTTGAATGACGATCCTGACTTGGTTGATGAAGTTGTCGCCCTGAGAAATAGCTACCTTGCTCGCGGAGTGCCAATGGAAGAAGCTATTAGCAAAGCAGCGAAACGTCTTCTTGGTGATCCTGTTTCGAGCGATGACGCTGGCAAGCAGCCGGATAATGATGAAGTAGCTGCGCGGCGAATCAAGGCACAGCAACGTAATGCTGGCGTAAAACAGCCTGCTGCAATAAGCGATGCTGGGAGGTCAGGAGCCTCGCTTGGCCTTGGCAGTAAAATTGATCCGCGCTCCATCACTGAGGAGGCATTTAACAAGATGACTTCGACCCAATTGGATGAGCTTGAACGATCTCTTGCAAGTCCACGAAAGACGGTGTAGTGTATTTATCGCACGGGGTGGTAATCCACCCCGGTGCCAACGGGGAAACGGCACCCCTAAGCCGTGGGTCGCACCCCTCGCGTTCTAGCCATATTCTCCCGGCGTTAAGTGGAGAGAGAAAGTCCGCTCACGCGGCAATTCCCTCTTTTCCCGGAGAACACCAATGGCCGGCACCGATTTTGCAGCACTCAACCCCGAACAGAAAATCATCCACGGTCGGCGAATCTGGAAGGCGGCGCGTGACGCAGCGTTCGTCAATCGATTTATCGGCGATGATACCAACAGCTTCATTCAACGCATTACTGACTTGACCAAGGACGAAAAGGGCGAGCGAGTAATTATCCCGCTTGTTCAGGATTTGGTGCAGGACGGCGTTACCGCTGACAACCAGCGTGATGGCCGAGAGGAAGCGCTGGATGCCAGCTTCAAGCAAATCCAAATCGACATGCTTCACCACGCGATTACCAACAAGGGTCGCTTGGCGGATCAGAAAACCGTGCTCAATGCGCGAGCGCTGAGCCGTGACCGGCTGGCATTCTGGCTTGCCAATCGAATCGACCAGTTGGCGATTTTGACGCTTTCCGGCATTTCGTATGCCTTCAACACCAACGGGTCGCTTCGTGCCGATACCGCATTCAGCGGACTGTCGTTTGCTGGTGACGTTACGGCCCCAAGCGCAAAGCGTTCCGTCATGTTCGACGGCACTAGTCTCGTTCCGTCGGTGACCGCCAACGTTACCACCTCGTTTCTTCCGTCGTACAAGATGATCGTGAAAGCGGTCGCTTATGCAAAGGATCACTACATCCGAGGGGTGCGCGTAGGCGGTAAAGACCAGTACATGATGCTGGTTCGTCCCGGCACGCTCGGCGCACTGAAGCTTGATCCTGACATCAAGAACGCCGTGGTTACGGCAAAACCGCGAAGTGAAGCCAACCCGTTCTTCTCTGGCGGCTTGGAACTGATCGATGGTGTTGTGATCCACGAAACAAATCTTGTCTACAATACCACTGGCACTGCTACCAAGTGGGGTGCTGGTAATGCCATCGAAGGCACTCGGACACTGTTGCTAGGCGCGCAGGCGCTTGGCATGGCCGATCTTGAGGCCCCATTGTTTGACGAGGAAACCTACGACCAGAACAACAAGTGGCGTATCTGGGTTGACAAGATGTTTGGCTTGGTCAAGCCGACGTTCAAGTCGATTTACGATGGTTCTGTCGAGGATTTTGGCGTTCTTGCCATCGACCATCACCTGCCGAGCTAAGGAGTACAGATCATGGCAACCAATCCGACCTTTGTAAAAGGGATTGCTGAGGTTCAGCAGGTCAAGGCCAAGCATTTCGAGCTTGAACTGGCTGACTTCACCGCCCGAAACAACAGCATTGCGGTATCGCTTCCGCCTGGATCAGAGATTATCGGCGGCGCAATGCTAGTAGTTACCGCAGCTAATACCACAGGTACAGCTACGGTGAGCATCGGCGATGCTGCTTCCGCCACCCGGTATATGGCGGCTACCAACGTCAAGGCTGTGGCACGAACAGCGCTTACCGTGACCGGCTTCAAGAATACCGGTCGCACGAATGTGCTGATCGCTGCTGCATTCGCCGATGCGACGACCACAGTGCTGAAAATCCGCGTTACCATCCAGTATGTTGTGCTGGGCGAGGGCGGTTACACTGAAGGCTAATGTGGTAGATTATGTGGCGCGGGGTAACTCGCGCCACATATCACTTTGGAGCAACCATGGCAGACCGTAAGTTTGTTAGCAGCACGGGCGAACCGATCAGAGTAACCATGCCGGATGGCCGCATTGCCATCGTCGGAGCAATTCCAACGGAGCTACACTCTGATTTTCACCGCGAGGCAATGAAGGCTGGCTGTTTGCCTTCGGATATGTCTCTGCCTCCGCCTGCCATTGAGCAGACGATTGATGAGAAGATTCAGGATGCGATGATCTTCGCGTACACCAGCGATGATGCGAGTGTACGAGACGAGGCATTTTCATCCTCCGGTCTTCCTCAAGTACGATGGATTGAGAAGCATATCGGCCTTTCGATTACCGCAGACCAGCGCAATGCCGCGTGGGAAGTGGTCAAACCGCAGTTGAAGCAGGCTGATTCCTGATGGATGCAGGTGAGCTGATTGCCGAGTTTCGCGCTCTGGCAGACGACAAGTCAGAGCCGTTTCTTTGGGATGATGCGTCTGTGCTGCGCTGGCTGAACGAGGCCCAGGATGAAGCCGCTGAGCGCGCGCGGTTGTTGTATGACACGCATACCCCGGCCTGCTGCACGCTCACGCTCGCCATCGGCGAATCAGTATACCGCCTGCATGACTCTGTTGTTCAGGTGATCGAGGCGCACACGGTTTCTGCTGAAGGCAAAAGGACGCGCCTTTGCCGCGATGATCCGCACAAGTTTGCTGCGCTGACCTCGTTTTCAGACCACCCATCCAGCTACGCGATAATCGGGCAGGCGCGGTCTGGGCAGGGGCTATCGATCTTGCTCGACCAGCCGGCGCTTGCCGCAGATACGCTGAAGCTGTCGGTCTATCGCGTCGCGTTGCAGCCGATGGAGCTTTCTGTTGATGATCCGGAGATTGCTGAGTCAAGCCATCGCAAGTTGGTTTACTACGCTCTTGGTATCGCGTTTCAGACCCGTGACCGTGAGGCTCCAGACACCGACCAGCGATCAACGCAGTTCATGTCTGTTTTCGACGCATACTTTGGAGCGCCGAGGACTGCTGCGGTCAAGCAGAAGTTGCAGCGCCACCGTGTGCCGGTTGCTACAACTCGCGGTGGTGGCTGGTAATGGCCGTTCGTGACGCCGACTTGATTGAAATTGGCCGATTCGTCGGATCAAACAATATCGCCCGCGAAACGTCGCTAGACGTGACGTTAGACCGTAACGATCCGAACATGACAGCGACGTTGCGAGACACGGCAAACGTTGATTTGGACTCTAAGGGGAAAGTAAGAACTCGCGGCGGATACACATTAGCGAGTTCTGGGGACTATCACAGCCTGTGGCGGGATGACAGGCTCGGGTTTGCATTAGCCGTTCACGATGGCAATTTGGTAGCAATTGATGACGCGTTATTTCACACCGTGCTTGCTACTGATCTGCCGGACATTCCGGTATCGTATAGCTTACTTCCATACGGTGTAGTATGGAGTAACGGATTCCAGTCAGGTCAGGTGAGTATCGACTTGGATACCGGCCCGTGGGCTACGCCAAATCCTGCCGGTACTCCTGCACTGTCGCTGACGCTTGGGGCGCTCGACACCGGCATCTATCAGATAGCCATGACGTATGTTGACTCATCCGGACGTGAGTCTGGGGCGTCACTGGCTGTTGAAATTGAAGTTACTGGCGAAAACCAAGGCATTTTGCTGTCAAATATTCCACAGCCAACCGATCCTTCGGTAGCCAAGGCACGTATCTATGCTACGGCTTCTGGGGACGCTATCCTGCGGCACGTCTCGGACATTCCGATTGGGCTTGGATCGTATGCCATGATCCAGCAATCGCTTGGTAAAACGCTGGCTACGCAGTTCCTTGAGCCAATGCCATCTGGGCAGATCGTGCGCGCCTTTGCTGGCCGCAGCATTGTCGCCAATGGGCGCTGGCTACTTTTCTCTGAAGCGCTACGGTATGGACTGTACAATCCGCCTGAGAACACGATTGGATTCCCGGAAACGATTGACCTTGTAGAGCCAGTTGCTGATGGATCAAGTGGCGCAGGGTTATTTGTTGCTTCGGGTGGTAAGACGTACTTCCTGAGCGGTTCAGATCCTGCGTCGTGGTCACAGAAGATCGCCTATCCGTATGGCGTAATTTCTGGTACGTCGGTGCAGTCGCCGGCTTCCGTATGGGGAATTGATTCAAGCGAATCGATTCCAGCATGGTTATCAAAGAATGGATTTTTCGTGCTTGGTCTTCCATCTGGTTCGGTTAAACCGATTAAGGATGGCGAGTTTGCTGTCGATTCCGCTGATTATGGCGGTGCATTTTTCAGAGAAGCCGATGGACTTAGACAGGTGGTTGCAGCGCTTCGTGCGCCACAAAAGCAGGCTCTGGCATTTTCTGACAGAATGGAAGCGACGGTGGTCAGACATGACGCCGCATGATCGAAAGAAAATATGTGATTCGTGCGATAAGCGTAGTATTACGGGTGCAGTATCGCGTTGTACGATGTGTGGGTGTATTATCTGGTTGAAAGTTCGACTGTCCGGGGCTCACTGCCCCATGCTCAAATGGTGAAACCATGAAAACGCAAACTTTGAATGAGATTCGCCGCCGTGTTGGGCAGTTTGACTACGAATTGTCGAACAATGGCGTTCTGTTCCCAAAGATGGGCATTGTCGTTGGCGGAGTGTTCACTGTCAGTGATGCCGATGGAAACAAGGAAGTCTGCCCAAACCTGATTACAGATCAGGGCTTGAACCAGATCATCAATACCATGCTGCCACCAGGCGGTGCGTTCGTGCAGATAACGCAGTGGTATATCGCGCCTTTCAGCGGCAACGTGACCCCGGACGCGACATGGACGGCAGCAAACTTCGTTGCTACGGCAACTGAGTTCACGGCGTATGCTTCTGCAACTCGGCCAGCGCTCACCATCGCATCGCCTACCAGCACGAAAGCGAACGGTAACGGCGCTTCTCCTGCCGACATCACATTCAGCGCAGGCGGCCCGTTCAACGTCTATGGAGCTGCGATTGTTTCGGTTGCGACCAAGAGTTCAGCTACTGGCGTGATGCTGGCTGCGACCAGATTCACCAACCCGCGACTTGCACAGGCAGCGCCCGACAAATTGACGATCCAGTATGATCTGACCGCAACTAGCACGTAATGTCCGGCCCAAGGTTCTCCAACTGGCACCATGTCCGTGTCATTGGGGATCGTGATGTGGCGCAAGCCTATTTCCCGCAGGCGCGCAAGGTGCTTGGCCATGTCTGGGACGAGGCGCAGCGTAACCAGCTTGGCGTAGCGACGCGACGCGTTGCGTTGCAAGACGGGACTGTCATCATCGCCGACAAGATCGGCAATATGCCGCGAATCACCATTGACGTGACCGGCAGAGCCCGTGGCGGGCCGCCTGAGCGTGGCAGGGATCGCTTCGTCGTGTGGGCGAGGGACATCGACCGCCAGAACGGCATTGGTGAGACTACAGACCTTGATGGAGCGCTTCCAAGGCATCCTCAACAAATGCTTGAGAAGTCGCCAGATTGGGCGACACGATTCTTTAATGCGGGAAGCATTGGTTTCGATGAGTTCGCGCTACGAAAAGGCGTGTATGAAAGGATCAAGGGGCGTGGCGCGTTTCCTGATGGTGTAAGGCGCGCTGGTAACATTGATTGGGAAGACCGCCGTGGGTACCGGATTAACTGGTATGGCCCATCAACGCGGTACTTCTTAGACCCATATGTTCAACCACAACTGCAATATCGACCATTTGTGTTCATGCTCGGCGAGCCGGTTCTGGATGTCGATGCCTACATAACGTCGTCCACCGAAACACCTATGACGGAAAAGTTCGTCATGGGCGCCTGCATCCGAGTGGTAAACGGGATCAACTGGCTCTACACGATTCAAGCAGATTTGCCGGTCATGTCAACGCCTGGTGGAACAATAAACCCTGAGGCAATCTTTCTCAGTGAGATGTATCCGCTTGGCTCCATCCCATTAAGGATGAATCGGTATGCACTTACGAGAATAAAGGCTCCCGATGAAGTAATCCGGTTCAAAGTGATAGCCGATAGCCGGCAATCGCTCTGGTTTTCGTCCATCGAGCGCGCCGCACAGCCGTGGTTTTTCAATCAAAATGGAACCGAGGCTTCCAGTTTCGCTACCAAAGGCGGACTCGCGGCATCGTTCAGAGTATCAGATTCATTTAACTCACCACCGGGGGATCAGGATTCGCGGCTTCTGCTAACCATATTGTCTACTGGCGATGGGGCGACACTCTCGGAATCGCCGGCATCGCTACCTGCCGGCGGCGGCCTCACTGATGGAATCTTGGCCACAGATTATGTGAAAAACGTCAGGTCAGACCTGAAAATCGTTAGGCGCATTGTAGGCGATACGAGGGACGCACCAGCGATCAAACTTGACGATTTAATCGTTCCGCTCATATACCATGAGAATGTGGAACTTAATTCCAGTGGCATGAAGGTTGGCCCATCGAATGCCGGTGGCTATACAAACGATCCGATTCCGAATGTCAGCCCGCCGCTACACCATACAGTCGTAACCAAGCGTTACTTGGTCTTCGCTGACATCCCGTCTAAAGTTCTTCTTTTTGCCGTCAACAAGACGACATTGAACTTCAGGCATGTCAACGAGGATGACTCTATAGGCACGTTCGGATTTGATACGAAAATCGAGTTGTACAGGAACGGCTTGCTCGTTGCCAGTTTCCCAACGTCAACGCCAAACAAGCCAATGCTGTCAGCTTTCCCAGCCGATGAGTTCCAGATGTTCAACATAGCCAACGGCACGGGGGAGGCATTTATTGGACAACAGGGCAATTTCGTGTTCACGACGATGCTATCGAAGCTGGCGGTGAACAATATTGCTCCAAGTTTCTACGTGTATGGTGCAATTGCCAATATAAATGAACCAAGTTTTTCTATTATCTGGATGGGATTTCATGGCGTGTACGGGTATTTGGCGTACCCTGAAGGGCATATCTACGGCTCATTTGCCGTCGCAACCACGGGTTCTGGTGCAGTGCCGGTGACGAATGTTGCCGAGTATTTACGAAGTGGCGGATTCAGCGGATCACAGGGAGACAAGGACGGCATGGTTTCCACCGTTGGGTGCGCTACAATTGACGATGTGACAATGTTCTCGATTCCGCCATACTACAGTGAAGTTGATGGTGGCCTGAATGTAATTGGCGAAAGCGACAACAGCATATTTTACGTTGATGGCGATAAAACGCTTGGCGCACTGACGGGTGTTGCTGGACAAAACTCGCGCTATCATCCTATATGGCGGCTTGGGCGCCTCGATTTGCCGGGTATAGACGGAGCATGACATGGGTATTTCGGTTTCTAGCGGCGCATCGCAAAGCCTATTAGGCGGAACACCATTTTCCACGCTGTTTGCAGGCGGCGTAATCGATATTTATTCAGGGACAGCGCCAGTCACGGCAGACGATGCAGTTACAGGTCAGTTATTGGGCAGGGTGACGCTCAATGGCGGCGCTTTTACGGAGGGATCGTTGACCAACGGACTGAGTTTCACTGCGTCAGGCCCGTCTATCATCAAAACTCCGGGAGTGGTCTGGTCGTTGACAGGCATACTTACCGGCTATGCGTCATGGTGGAGGCTTCGCGGCAATGCGATTGACTCGGGTGGCTTTTCCCTCGCGGCCCCACGGATTGACGGAAGTATTGGCCTGTCGAACGATCCGCTGGCAACACTGACCTTCATTAACCTGCTAGTTGAGAGTGGATTCAAGCGCGACATCAGCAACTTCACCTTCAGACTCTAGGAGAACCCCATGTTTACAGTCTCACTTGCAACTGGAATCGGCTTGGCGGCGGCGCTCAAAACCCAACTTGACGCTGGATTTCTGTACTTGTTTGCGGGTACCGTTCCGACTACTGCTGAGGGCGCACTGGATATGGTGTCAACCCATACGCAGATCGTGAAAATAAGCCTAACTGGCGGTGCTACCGGGCTGACATTCGCAACACCAACAGCCGCTGTGCTATCCAAAACGGTTGCCGAAGTCTGGCGCGGTACATCGGCATTCTCTGGCGCGAATCAGGCGAACCCGACGCTGACCGCAGCATTTTTCCGATTCACAACGGCTGCTGATGATGGACGCGGCGCGGCGAACCCAGCAACAGGTTACCGACTGCAAGGGACAGTAAGCGGGCCCGGTGGTGCAGGTGATCTGGTGATCGGAAACGCCGTGATCGCGCCTGCATTCTTGCAGAACATCGACAACTTCCGCGTTATCCTTGACCGTGGCTAATCTGGTCAAAGATTACGTTGCAGTCCGAATGCCGACGGCTGAAAGGCCTCGTCGGCTGCGCTATGAGCCGAATCGTGGCTGGAACGCTGGCGCTGATGGCGTTGTCCCAGCAACAGCGAACTGCACATACACGTTTTCGGTCGAACTGGCAGAACAGATTGTTGTCGGTCTATCGTTTGACAGGCCAGACTCAACAGGGCAATCCGACGTATCACACGCCTTCTTGCTGACGATGCAGGACGCGCAAGCGATGTGGTCTATCGTTGAATATGGGTCGGTAAAGACTGACCCTGTTGCGTTCGTCAATGGCGCTGCGACGATATTCAAGGTTCTCCGTACCAGTGGAGTTGTCACCTATCAGGTGAACGGTTCCGAGGTGTACATATCGTTGAACCGCTCCAGTGAGTCTATCAGCCAGTCTACGTCGCTGTTCGCTGCCGGCGATTCAGTTATCAACGATGCTTTTGCTGCCACAGGTGGAGCGCCGGTTCTTGCCGTGGGTGAGGCCAATGGCCGAATCCGCCTGTTCTCCGGGCAAAGTACGATGGCTCTCAGACCGCCACGGTTGCAAAGCGCCGCCAGCAATGATTGGCCCGTCGCTACCTCAGTCTACCTGCAAGGCGGGCCGCTGGCGTTTCGCATGTCCAGCAACGAGGCCATCAATGCTGGATCAGGAACCGTTGGGCCATTCTTCATTCAGGGTCGGGACTATGGAACCAGCACATTCGCAGCGCTAAGCCCTGATTCGTTTGCGCAGCTTGTACAATCATTGGGGACGGCATTTGTGACTGACACGCTATTTATTTCGGCGAATCCGACAGCGAACGACATAGCGATGCTCATGGATGCGCTAAGCATAGCGTCATCGGTGCTGCATTCTGCGCAGTCAAACGTTCTGCTTACAGACCATGTTGGCTTCCATTCCAGTGTTATTGCAGCGATTCAGGCGCTGTTGTCCGACAGCATAGCGTTTGGCGGTGGTGTTGAAGGCGTTTCTTTGGCTATAGAGCAACTGGTAGATGCTCTCGTGTTGTCGGGTCAGGCTGCGAGCCAATCGGAAGCCATTTCTGCCATCGTATCGGCAATATCGTTTTCCATGCTGGTTTCTGAAAAGGCAGTTTCCGTAACTGGCGACACGCTCTCCGTGAGTTCGCCCGTCGCAACCAGCGTGTTGTTCGGAAACCGGATCGTTGACCAGTTGACGATTAGTTCGATATTGCTCAATACAGCAACACTGGTTGTTTCTGTGCGCGACACAGTGGCTATTGATGCAGTACCAGCATCTGCGCTGAATGCCGCGAGCTTCATCGATGACGCGCTTGGGTTTGGCCTTCGTATCAAGTTGGATACAGGGGAGTACGTTGCGTACGCGATCAACACGGAAACGACTGGACTTACCAAGTACACCAACTACCCATTCAACAGTTTTGCCAAGATCGGTGGAAAGTATTATGGGGCTGGGCCAACAGGGCTATATCTGCTGGAAGGCAGCGACGACGCTGGAACGCCAATTTCCGCTCGCGCACGTATGGCATTCACGTCGCTTGGCAGCAGCGCCAGCAAGCGCGTATCCAGCGTGTTCTTGGCCTATACCTCGACTGGCGCATTGCGGCTCAAGGTGCTGACGCTTGCAGCGGATGGCAGCAAGCGGGCCGACTACTACCGTCTGAACGCACAGACGACTGGGGACATGCGCGAGGGGAGAGTAAAGATCGGTCAAGGGCTGCGGTCGGTCTATTGGGGATTCGAGATCGAATCCATTGACGGCGCTGCATTCGAGATTGACTTGGTATCCATTCACCCATTGATCCTTGAGCGACGTACCCACGGTCAGGGCGGCGGAAAGCGATGAGCCATTGGAAGGACATTGTTGGCGCGAGCGAAAGCGCCGATGTCTCAGCGTTTGCGCCAGTCATGTATGTTGCAGGGGCTTTTACCAAGGTCGGTGCCATGAGAGGGCCGCTGGCGCGTGTAGATAGCTCTGGAACAACCAGCCTGACATATTCAATCGACAGTGCAGCGTCCACAAATACCGTGACAAATATCGCATCTGCTGGCGGCGATCAGGTGTTCATCGCCAGCGATTTTGGCTCTGACGGATGGCTAAAGAAGCTTCTGCCAAGTGGAGAGATTGACAGCGGGTTCAATGCTTCCGTCGCAAGCTCATTTAACAGCATAACAGCGATAGGATCTGGAAAACATTTCGTCGTTAGCGGATTTTCATCGTTGTCATCAATGCTCAACGCGGACGGATCGGCTGATGGGGCGTACTCACATGCTGCGCTAGCAGCGGCTGTAGGTTCTGAGTTCATGGTATCTGCGGCGCCTGCTGGGCAGGTATATGTGTCTGGACGAATCGGAGGAACGACACCTGCGCTAGTCAGGCTACTTTCGACGGGCGCGGTTGATCCATCGTTTTCTGCAACGCTTCCTGCCGGACTCAGTTTAATCGCAGCCACGCTTTCACTCGCCAGCGGGAAGGTGCTAGTCGCTGCAGGCAACGCTTCTCAGCAATTGGTTATTTTCAGGCTGACAGCCACAGGCGCTTCTGACGGCACGTTCAGTTATGTAAATCCGCCGAGCACGTTATTCTGGCCAAGCGCAACCATGATTGAGCAGGCTGGCGGAAAGATCGTTCTTGCCAACTTGAGCAGTAAAAATGGCAATCCAGACTCAACCATACGCATACAAGCGGATGGGGCGTACGACGGTACATTCGTGTTATCTGGGACGGGGATGACGACAGCAGCGATGATCGCAGTTCGCGCAGACGGGAAAATGCTGTTCAAACGGTCAACGACGTTTGGTGTAGTACAGATAAATGCCGATGGATCACCTGATGCGACATTCGCGGAGGTGGCAGCGGTCGCTTCAACATTGGCTGCGGTTGGGGCGACTGGCAATGTGGTATTAACCGCTGGCCGGTTTGACACCATTGGCGGGGCATCCAGGTCTGGTGCGCTGCGCACAACGGCGTCAGGTATTCTTGACCCGTTGTTCATCGACCCAATGCCATCGTACGCGTTTGGGCCAAGAATCGAGCGGATTCAGCCGCTCGAAAATGGCAGTGTAATGGTAGTTGGCGACTTTTCACAGATAGATGGGTTGCCACGTAACCATGTTGCCAGACTGTTCTCTGTAGGTAGCGTAGACCCTGCATTTCCAAACATCGCGTTTGGCGCGTCAGCAGGATTCCCCTTCGGGCAAGACATCCTGATTGAGCCGGACGGGCGCATGATTGTGTCTGGATTCTGGAATAGCGTTGCAGGTGTCGGAAGAAGTAACGTGGCTAGGTTGTCTGCGAACGGAGTGCTTGAAACCGATTTCGTCCCTCATGCTACCAATGGCGCAGTACACAAGGTTTTCAGGAATGCCGATGGCACATTCATTATCGGCGGCGAGTTTACAACGCTTAATGGCGTATCAAGCCGTGGTTTGGGAAAACTGGCTGCTGATGGGACTAGGGACGCATCATATACCGCACACGCCATCGTTAATGATGGTATTGACCCGTTTGTTATCAGAGACATTATTCAAGATGGGACAGGATACATCGTGTTTGGCAGATTCCGTGTAGGCGCCGGTCTATCGAAGTATGCGTGGATGCGCGTTGACGCAACTGGAGCATTTGACGCTGGGTTTGCATCAAGCTCTGTTTCAAGGATAGATGCGCATAAAGCCAGAAGACTGCCAAATGGCAGAATCCTTGTCGTCGGAAACTTTGGCGCGATCAGGCTTCTTGCTGACGGAACTATCGACCCTACCCATAGTACGTCTTCCGTTGTTGGTACGCTGAGAGCAATTTCTGTTGGATCGGATAATTTGCCGGTAATTGGCGGAGACATTACGTCGGTATCAGGAAAGCCGAGGCTTTCCATTGCCAAACTAAATGAGCTCGGACAGCTCGATACCAGTGTTGGCATCCTTGGCGCAGGTGGAGTTTCAAGCCCAATATCTGACATTGCCATAGCGCCTGCCCCGCCACCTGTTCCAGCGCTGTCAATAACAGCACCAGTACCGCTTAGCGTGGACATTGGCACAGTAGTTAATCACACATATACGGTGCTTGGTGGGAATCCACCGTACACGCTATCCGTGGTTTCTGGCGCCATCCCGGCAGGGTTAAACATATCTGGCCTTTCACTGGTAGGGACGGTGACTGCCGCAGAAACGGCATCATTCGACATTATGGCCACTGATGTTCTGCTGCGTACTGATACTGTTTCTGATTCTATTACGGTGACATCGAGCGTACAGCGATTGATTGATGGAAGAAACGCAAATGGGATTGGAAACACAGGAATCGTCTCGACACTCATGGAACTTGACGGAACGCTGGTGCCGGGATACCAGCAGACACAGCCATCCTTTGGTGCTTTTGCGAATGTTACTATCATACGCATCAAGAAAGGGCCGGACGGCAAGATATATCTTGGCGGAGCAATCAACGGGAAAGGTATCGTCAGATTGAATGCTGACGGTACGCTTGATAGTGGGTTCTCGTTTGCTAGAAGTTTTATCGATTCGTTTGGCTTTCAAAGCGACGGGAAGATAATTGCTGGTGGTTCTACTGTTGTTGAGCGATTTAACACTGATGGAACAGTTGACGCTACATTCACTACATCTGCGCAATCCGGATTGTTTAACACTGACCGAATGGTAGCTGTACAACCAGACAATAAGGTTCTGATTGGCGGTGGCACTGGTGTCTCAAACGAAATCGCTGTTTGGAGGTTCCTTGCTGATGGTGGCATTGATGGTTCGTGGTCTGTTCCTACATCACTTGTAAGCGGGCAACCGGCTCACTTCAGATTTGCGACTGGCACAATCACTGAGCAATTCCGACTAAATGACATGCTCATCCTGCCAAGCGGGCAAATACTCACTTGCGGTTTCTGGACTAATTTCCCGTGGCGAGTCGGAGAGAGTGGGACGCTACAGCGTGGTGGTGTAGCTCGTATAAATACTGACGGCAGCGTAGATCAGACTTTCTTTGCCAATGGTTCATGGAAAAGCACCAGCGCAAGCTCGGCTTCTCCAAAGCGGCTTGGTGTAGATTCCAGCGGTAATATATGGGTAGCTGGCGGAATGCGTGAAACTAGCCCGCCAATTAACGACGGGCTTACGAGAATGACATCAAGCGGCTCAGCGGTAGCTGGATTTACTGCGCCAACAATCCGTACGTCTGGCGCGTTCAAGACTCCTGTCACTGGCCTTGTGGCCTTGGATAATGGTGGGTGTATCATCGCAGCTACGAGTATGGCAACATACAACGGCGCTTCTGTGCAGCCGATAGTCAAGGTGCTGCCAGACGGATCGCGTGACGCAACATTTACAGCATCTGCAACAGGAACCAACTTCTTTTCGGTCGGACTGCTGTGAGGATTGAGGCATGAGCACCGCATCAAACTTCTGTAGCAACATAAACCTCGACCCAGCGGTTGCTTTCGTAAGTTCTGGTCACGGGACTTTCATTGACCTTGCGCAGCGTTCGTTCAATTTGGCCAGTTCTCAGGCTAACTCGCTTGGTAATGCGCTAATAAACCCAGTGGCATTCAACGTGTCATTTGATTTTAATGACCAGTTGACACCATTCATGCGGCCAGCGCGCCCTGCGTTTGATCTGGCGAAGCTGGATTTCAATACGCCGCCTGCTGTTGCCGAAGCGCCACTGTTTTCGGCGCAACCAGTTGACATCATCGCTATCCCGTCAGACGCGCCACAGTCACCATCACTGGCATTTCCTGACCGACCGAACGCACCTACCATTCAGGCACCAACGGCTCCGCCAGCACCAGCCAATCTGGTGATCCCGGATGCGCCTGACATGACGCTTCCAGCGCCGCCGACCCTTGCCGAACTAAACATTCCGGCAGTTCCAGATGTGGTACTTCCACTGTTCGATGGCGAGCGCCCGCAATTCGTTGAGCCGCCGCTGAATGAGAACTGGCATTTCGATCCGACCGCCTATATCAGCGCGCTGGACATCAAGGTGCGCGACACGGTTTCGGCCATGATTGATGGCGGTACCGCGCTGCCGGACGCTATTGAGCGCGCGCTGTTTGAGCGCGGAGCAAGCCGTATCACGATAGACAGCGAGCGTGAAGTGGCGCAGGCAGTTGATGAGTTCGTGTCTCGCGGGTTTCAAGAGCCCAATGGCATTCTGACCAAGCGTATCGCGCGGGTTCGCCAGGGCGGTCAAGATAAGCGCGCAGAGTTGAACCGCGACCTGACGATACAATTCCACACCCAGCGCATTGAAACGATCAAGTTCGCCGTGCAGCAGGGGCTGGTCTATGAGCAGGCCCATATCAATCTGCACCTGGAGGAACAGCGGCTGGCTCTTGAGGCCGGCAAGTTCATGCAGGAAACCGCCATCGCGATCTTCAATGCGCGGGTGAGCGTGTTCAATGCAAAGCTGAACGCCTATCAGACAGACGCACAGGTGCTGACGGCGCGCATCCAAGCGGCACTCGCTGGTATTGAGGTGTTCAAGGCGCAGATTGACGGTGAGCGCATTCGCGGCGAGATCAACCAGCAGCGCGTGAACCTGTATGTAGCTCAGGTGCAAGGCGTCAATGCGCTTGCCGACGTGTTCAAAAGTCGAATCGAGGCAGTCAAGGCGCAATCCGAGATTGAGCAGCAGGTGATCGAGCGCTTCCGCGCCGAGGTTCAAGCATTCGGTGATCGCTGGCGTGCGTTCAGTTCAGAGGTTGAAGGCTATCGCGCAGCCGTTGATGCTGAAGGCAATAAGGCCACCATCTTTGACACGCTGACGCGGGCTTTTGCGACACGGGTCACGGCCGCGCAATCGCAGCAGACGGCTATCATTGATAGGGAACGGCTCAGGATTGACCAGCACGGGCAATCGCTCAACGCATGGCGCGGTGATCTTGACCGGATGCTTGGGTTGCTGCAAGCCGAGCAGCAGCGCGTGTCGGCACAAGGTGCGTCGTTTGACGCTCAGGCGAGGGTATACACGGCGGATGCAGCCGTTGAGCAGGCCGCTTCGGCGTCGTCAGACCGCTCGTTTGAGCTTGGTTTGGAGCGTGAGAAGGCGCAAACTGAGACACAGCTGAAGGTGGCTGAGATCAAGATTCAGGAGAACATCCAGTTGCTCAACCTAATGATTGACATTCGCAAGACGCTGGCGCAGGTTATGTCGCAGTTGGCGGCATCGTCAATGTCGGCAGTGAACTACTCCGCAGGTATAAGTAGCAGCCGCAGCGATTCCACTAGTTGCGGAACGAGTCTATCGTTCAGTGGCGAAGCGGCTGACTTGACATAGGAGATTGAGATGCAAGCGAAGCCACCGATCTTTATAGACGAGCAGGGCAGGGCCACGGTTACTAACCCAGCGCGCACGCAGCTTGTACCAACAAGCTCCGCACAGCGACTTTCGTCAAGTCGTGGGCTTGTCCCAATTGGTAGCGCAACGCCGGTTGAACAATTCACGAAAGAGCAGATCCGTGCGGCGCGCGCTGCCACGGATGCGCGCTTGGCCCCGCTTTCCGGCGCATCAACGCAGGGCGCAGCGCCATCAGCATCGGCGAGTCCGGCTTCAGCAACGCCAAACCAGCAGCCGGTCAAGCCATCGGTGCTCAATAGGCTTTCCAGCGCAATTAGGGATAATCCGAGGAAAGCTATCGGTGGCACTGTGCTGTCTACTGCCTTGGAAGCCCCGACTGTGCTTGATGCGTTTCAGCGTGGAGGCGCGGTAGAAGGGCTTAAGCAAGTTGGTCGTTCAGGATTGAAAGTTGCCGGTGGTATTGGGGGCGGTGCATTGGGATTGCTTGCCCCACCAGGCGCGCAGATTGCTACTATCCCAGCATTGTCTGTGGCTGGCAACGCTGCTGGTAAAGCGGTCGGAAACTTTGTGTTTGGGGAAGGTCTTGTCGATGGCAGAACGGAATCTGGCCCGTCGAAGTTGGCGCAAGCAGTGCGAACAGCTGCTGCTGCCGACTTTTCTGGCAGAGCCCGCCCAGGAGGTACTACGACAAGTATTCTTCCAGAGTTTCTTGGCGGTAATAATCAGCCAAGGGCCATTCCTGCGCAAAGCATTACATCGCCCATTGGTACTACAGGGCCGACAAGCCGTGGGAGTGCGCGCCGGACAGCAGGTGGGAGCGCGCAGGCTGGGCAATCGCCTTCGGAAGTGCTTAGCACATTCACAGGTTCGGACAGGAGAACACAGGCCATCACGCGGTCAAGGGCAAACGATCTGGCAGCGCAGTTGCCTACGGTATCAATTACTGCTGGCGGCGATACCGCCGCGCGCCAGCAAAATGGCAGAGCCGCACAGTTTCAGGCGCGCAGACCATCTGCGTCAGGGCTGAGTTCCGTAAGCCGCCAGATTGACGCGACGATTGCTGGACTTGGCGAGTTGAATATGCGCTCCAAGCGCGCGCTAGTTGGGCAGCTTTTAGATGCCAAGGCACGGCTTGCGTCAGGGCAGTTCAACACCGAGGCAGGCATTGGAACCAACGATGCATCCATTGCGCAGCGTCAGGCTGGCGATCTTTTGTCTGCGGATACGTCGTCAACCAATGCTCGGCTAGGCCGTGCTCAAACGGTAGTTGGCGCGGATGGGGCATTGCGCACGCTTGATCCGGCAAACCCTGCATCGCTGACGCCAGTTACTGATGCTGCTGGAAATCCGATATTTACTCCGCAACGGAGTTCGGCCGATCCGCAGGCAAAGTTCCAGAATGATGCTTTGCTGAAGCTGATCCAAGGGCAGGCCAACCAGATTGGCGGAGACGGCATAAATGAGCAGCAGCTTCAGGAACAGCTTGACGCGATCAAGCGGCTCAGTTCTGGCGGCGGTGCGGGATTGCAGCAAATAGGGACGGACTCAAAAACGGGGAACCCCGTATTCCGTGATGCCAATGGTAATTTGGTGACTAAGTAATGCTCAAACCATTTACGGGGAAGCTTACCCTTAACCCTGATGGCAGGCCGATTCCTGTTGCCGAGCAGTTGGCTGCGCCAGTGGCTGTGCAACAGCAGCCGGTTGAGCCGCAAGGCCGAACGCTTGGCAGAACACTCGCCGATCTTGGACTGGGCGCTGCGTCTGGTACGGTCGGACTTGTTGGCGATGTGGCGCAAGCCGCGAATACGGTAAGCGGTGGTGCGATTGACCGGCTGATAGCGCCGGCCGAGCGAGCCGTTACCGGGCGGCCAGCGACAGGCATTGCCCAATTGCAGCAATCTGCGCGGCAGTTTGTCAATTCAGGGTTGAGTGCAGATATTACCGCGCGCCAGCAGAACCTTCAGCAGCAGACTGGGTTTGTTGCACCAGCAGCGACACTGTTATCCGATCCAGGACTAGCTGGGCAATTCTTGGCTGAGCAGGTTCCTATCCTGCTAGCGCTTGGCAAAACGTCGCGTAGCGCCGCACGTAGCGGGCGTTCTGCCTCGTTGGAGAACACTGCAAAGATCACTGCGCAGCGCCCAGTTCGTGCCGGAGCGGCTGAACGACTGGCAGAACGTGCTGCTGAAAAGTCATCGCAGCAATCTGTTATTGCCGCGAGTTCTGTGCTTGGCGGCGGGTCAGCGGCCAATCAGGCGAGTCAGGAAGTCGAAGCGCTGCCGATTGAGACATTGCGTGCTAATCCAGAGTTCGCGGCGCGCGCTGCAATTGTTGGCGAGGACAAGGCGAGAGCCGAATTGGCGCAAGGTGCTGCACTCAGGGCGCTGGCCATTGCAGCACCATCTTCAGCAGTAGCAAGTAGGATTGCTGCGCCGTTTGAGTCAAAACTGTTCCGTGGGCAGTTGGGTGGCGGCGGGTTGAAGGAACGGCTGCGGACCATTGGAACCGGCGTGGCGCGAGAGGTGACCGAGGAAACCTTGCAGGAAGGCTCGGAGCAGTTGGCTCAGAACATTGGCGTACAGTCCGCCGACCCAACGGTTGGCACATTCCGTGGCGTTCCAGAAGCGGCTAGCATCGGCGGTGCGCTTGGCGCGCTATTTGGTGCTGGTGGCGGGGCATTTGGCGGGGCTGTAAGGTCGGATGCAGTAGCGCCGCAAGACCCGGCGAGTGACCCTGCTGCCCCAGACCCTGCCATTGATCCGGCTGTTCAGGCGCCAGATGCAGGACTGACTGCCCAGCCGGTAGACATTGCCCAGCAACCTTCCGATAATGCAACACAGCAGGACGACAGCGCGGCGCAGCAGGTTGTGCAGGAACCGGCCAAAGCACCGCTGGAAGCCGCTGCGGATATTGCTACAGGTCTTGCCGAAGTTGACGCATCGTCAGGCGCTGGCCCGGCTGCAAGGGCGTTTGTTGATGCGCAAAACAAAGAAGTCGCACGTGGCGGAGATTTGGTCGAGAAGGCCGCTCAGGCGCAGATCAAAGCTGCTAGCGATGAAGCATTGAAAGCCGCCAAAAAGGCGGATACCCAATCTGCGCAGGTCGCAGCACTTGGTGAAAAAGCAGGCGCCCCTCCCACGCCGGCAAAAGCCACGAGCGCGCCTGCGCAGACCTCTAATCCGGCGACGGATGCGGCTGTATCGGCGCAGGATCAGTCTGCGCAACAGGCAGCACCAGCGCTTCCTGTTGGGGAAGTTCGCAAAGTAGGCAAGTCCAGCATCACATTGACGCCGATTGCGAGTGATCCAATTGTTGCTACCGAGCTTACATCAAAGGGATCGTTGGCAATTCTGCGAGCAGCCACTTCACCGACTGGCGCAGAGGTAAATGCAATCGCGCAAAACAACGTGAACGCGCCGACAGGTGCAATAGGTGGCAGCGGCGTCAGGATCAATTTGCGAGGCCAATCGGTTTCAGCGACGCAGATTCCAACAACAACGGATGTCCGGCAGTTCGGCGTGAACTTCGTCGGGCCGCAGTCCATTGAGTCCGTGGTAGTGGCCAGTGGCGTTCGCTTGGTGCCAGCAGCGCGCAAGATTCTGACGGACTCGTTCACCGCGACGGTTAACCAGAACGGATCGACTGTCTACACGCCAAAAGCTGCGCCACCGGCTAGTGCGCCTGCTTCGGTGGGCGCTGAAGTTGCGCAGGCTAATACGGCGCCACAGCCGGTAGTTCAGGCGTCGCCATCGCAGCCATCTGTAGTTCAAGCAGCGCCAGCAGCGGCGCAGCCAGTGAAGAATACGCCAGCGGCGCGTAAGGCAGCGAGGATAGCAGCTGAGCAGAATGTGACGATTGCATCAAACAACGATCAAACAAATGTCGCCAGTGCAAACAATGTGTTGTCCGGCAGGTCGGCGAGTTCAGCCAATCCCAATCAAGAAACGGTCGCTATCCAGAATACGGCTAGCAAGTCGGCTGTCCGTCGCGTTGCGGCATCACAGGGGAAAACGCAGGCTTCCGTTGCGCCGAATACTACTGCGACGGCAAATACTGCTGTGCAGCAGAAAGCCGCAGCGGCGGCAACTTCCGCAGATACAGCAACTGTGCCTACGGAAAAACGGAAAGCACGTACTGCGGCTACGCCAGTTGTCAAGGATTCCTTGACAACTGCGAAAAAGGCAAAGGCGGCTCCGAAGGCCAAAGCTAAGAAGAAAACCATTGCCAAAACTCCGGGAGCCAAGACCGCCACAGTAGAGGCGACCGCCAAAATACCGGCTACCGCCAAGGCCGCCAAGTTGCCGAAGGCCAAGACCGTAGCCGAAAAGGTTGCAGATAGCGTCACACCGCCACAAGCGCCTACGCGGACTCAGGGAGCGTCAATCGCTGATCCAGGCGTTAAGGTGGCGCCTTCCAACGCGGCCGCCTTGAACGAGCATATCGCGCGGATTGTTTCGCAGTGGCGTGGTGACGTGCCCAGCGTGAAGGTTATTCAGTCTGTAACGGATTTGCCGCTCAGAGCGCAGAGGGGAAACGAGTTCAACAGGGCCGAAGGCTGGTATGACGGAGCTACGATCTATCTGGTTGCCGACAACATTCCTACCGCGCTGCGTGCCGAGCAGGTTCTGGCCCACGAAGCCTTTGGCCACTTTGGCGTAGATGGCGTGTTCGGCCGAGCCGAATGGGACGGGATCATTGCTCAGGTTGGCAAGATTCGTTCTGGCGAAGCCGTGGCTTCAGGACCGCTACAATCCGCCTTGCAAGCGACCCGCAGACGCTACCCGAACGCGAGTCGTGAAACCTTCGCCCGAGAGTTCATCGCTGTCATGGCCGAACGTAACCTGCGAGCCAGCCCATTTGGACGTGTGCTTGCGGCCGTTCGTGCATTCCTGAGATTCCTTGGCTTCAAGCCCGATTCGTGGGCTGAAGCAGATTTGCGATCTGTCGTTTCCGAAGGAATGCGTAGGGTCCAGAATGCCCAGAAGGTCCGTGTTGCCACAGTGAACGCAGCAACCGAAGGCGCGTTTTCCGTGATGGACCCGAACGTGGCGTTCAACACGCTGGCTGATGCGCTCGCCCCAGAACAAGGAATTGTCCGGCGTGTGCTGAACAAGGCATCCGATCTGGCGGCTGTTGGGCTCAAGGCGCTCACGCTTCGCCAGTTGGTTGAGATTGCGTCAGACCGCCTGTTGCCAAACGCAAAGCGCTACCAGCGCGCCGTGGATGACATGAAGGTGAGGCGAATCTCATTGCAGAACAAACCTGCCGAATTGGTCAAACGGTTCGCCGACATGCAATCAGACGCCTATCGGAAGATGCGACAGCAGGGCAAGCAGTTGTCCGACGCTGATGTTATGGCGAACGTAGCCCATGACGCAACGATTGCTGGCGCCGATCCAGCTGAAGCGTTTGTAGCTGGCGTGGTGTCGTTGGAGCACGACGGGGCAAAGATCGATGTGACGCCGGAGGCTGTTGGCAAGGCTGTGTCAGACCTAAAGGCGTTGCTGGAAGACAAGGCTATAGAGGCAGAACGCATCCCGATCATCAAAAGCGACATCGCCAGACTCAAGGCAGCACTTGCGGCTGAGCCAAAGCGAATTGAAGACCATGCCGCGCTGGTTCCACGGTTCAATGCGATGCCCAAAGCATGGCAGCAGCTTTACAGGGACGTTCGCGATCAGTATGCGGCGAGAGCCGACGAAACAATGCAGTCCATACTGGAGCGTATTGACCGAATGGACCTGAGCGATAGGGTCAAAAAAGATACCGCCATCCGAGCGCGGGCACGATTCGAGTCTGCCCGCATTACCGCGCCATACTTCCCGCTGGCTCGGTTCGGCGAGTATTGGGCCAGTCTGACTTCGCCAGAAGGCGAGGCTCATTTCATCATGGCCGAGACGAAGACGGAGCGAGACGCTGAGCTTTCCAAGCTGGCCGCCAAGGGGTTCACATTCAACAAGGCGGGTGTCCATTTGGACTCGACATTCGCGGCTGACCAGACGAGCGGCACGTTCGTTGCTGACGTAGTGGCGATGCTGGACAAGAACGGGGTGGACTCCAAGGTTCAGGACGAGGTGTACCAGATGTTCCTGCGCCACTTGCCAGACCTTTCGGCAAGAAAGTCGTTCATCCATCGCAAGAAGATCGCCGGCTACAGTTCCGACATGCTCAGGGCGTTCGCTGGGCAGATGAACCATTCGTCGTTTCAGTTGGCGCGTCTTGAGTTCAAGGATCGGCTTGATAGTGCGCTGACTGCGGTAAAGGCAGATGCAAAGGCCGCTAACGCGCTAGGTGCTGATGATGGCGCGCTGGCAGATAGACTGGTGAACGAGCTGAACCGACGCAATGACTGGGTTCTACACCCGACGCACAACAAGTATGTGCAGGCCCTGCAAAGCGCAAACTTCGTGTTCTATCTTGGACTTGCTCCTGCGTCAGCCATCGTCAATCTGACGCAGAATGCTTTGGTTACATATCCAGCTTTGGTTGCTCGGTATGGAGTCGTCCAGGCAACACGGCATATGATGACGGCGTTTTGGTCGTCTGTATCCACAGGCGGAAACATTGACACAACGCAGTTGAACGCTGACGAACAAGCGGCTATGCAGCAATTAGTGCAGCTTGGCGCACGCGATCAAACACTTGGGCATGACCTTGCCGGAATCGGCGACAATGATACACGAGACTTTAACCCGCTCGGAAGCAAGGTGATGCACCTTCTTTCGTTCCTGTTCCACAGGGCTGAGGTAATCAACCGCGAATCGACGGGACTGGCTACATACCGGTTAGCGCGTGAGGCTGGCAAGGGACACGATGCAGCAGTGGTAGAGGCAGCAGACACGATTTGGAGTACCCATTTCGACTTCTCAAACGAGAATCGTGCCGCATTCATGCAGTCCGACGCCGGCAAAGTCATCTTTGCGTTCAAGCAGTACAGCCAAGGCATGACGTACTTCCTTGGGCGGGCAGCATTTCAGTCGATAAATGGCGCTACGCCTGAAATAAAGCGTGAGGCGCAACGCAGGATAACTGGCACGCTGTTCATGACCGGCGTGTTCTCAGGCGTGCTTGGGATGCCGACTATGAGCGTCATTCTCGGCACCATGAACGCCATGGGGGCCGCATTTGGTGACGATGATGATCCGTTCGATGCAGAAACCGAGGTGAGGAACTTCTTTGCGGACATGCTTGGATTCGGCGGCAAGCTGATCGGCGGGGCCGAAGGAGAGAAGATTGGTCGGTCGGCCGAGAGCGTGCTGTCTCGCGGCCCCATTGAGGCGCTCACTGGCATAGGCATTGCCAACCGAACCAGCCTTTCCGAGCTATGGTTCCGCGACCCCAACCGCGAACTGGAAGGACGTGCGCTTGGCGACCACATCATGGAGCAGGTTGCTGGGCCTATCGGTGCGATTGCCTTAAACCTGTTTCAGTCCGCAAGCACGATCCACGAAGGACTAGATACTGGCAACAACGGAATGATGCTCCGTGGGCTTGAGTCAGCAATGCCGACGGCCGTCAAGTCGGCCATGAAGGCTCTCCGGTTTGGAGTAGATGGGGCCAATACGCTGCGTGGTGATCCGCTGATCGACGACGTGAACTGGCGTGAGGTCCTTTTCCAGTTCACTGGATTCTCACCAGCCCGCATCAACGCCATCTACGACGTTAACAACGCCAAGAAGAACGTTGAGGAATCGCTAATCAAGCGCAAGTCAACGCTGATAGACGCCTACGCACTGACACTCAAGTTCAAGGACAGGGATGGCCAGCGCAATGTTGTCGAGAAGATCAAGAAGTTCAACGCCACCAATCCGACCATCGCAATCACTATGTCTACGATCCGCCGTGCTATGACTTCGAGGCAGAACTTCTCCGAGCGGGCTTCGGGAGGTGTGGTTGTAAACCCTCGTCTTCAAGGGCGTATTGACGATAAAGTGCGTTTTGGGCAGTGAACTGGCGGGGACACTCTGTCAGTAGTTCATCACGCACACGCAACCCTAGCGACTTAGCAGCAGCGACAACCTGCCAAGCCCGCCACCACGACATATGTCCATCGGCGCGCCACTTGTGGTACATCCATGCTGGAACGTGAGGATTGTTGAGCGCCCGCATGAACGCATGTATCCCGCCAGCCTGCGCCTCGCACCGCGACAGGCAAGCGCGCATGGCTTCACGCTCACGCTCGCCCCAAGCGGGTGATGGCCCCGTGTCTATCCAACGTCGTCTTGTTCTCATGTGCAAATAGTAGCACATACCTATTGACAAGGCAATAGATACGCGTGTAGGCTGTGTCTCGTGCGCAGCGGCGTGGAAAGCAGACACGCAGCATCAACGTGTACCTGCGGAGTGTTGAACAAGAAGCTACGTAGGATAGCCGGCGTAGCGCCCGGCATGCACACACTAAACGAGGAGATTGACATGACAGACTACCGCTACGAACACGACGCAGATGGCACCCTGATCGCCTGCACCTTCGCCAACGATCCGGCCAATCCGGAAAGCTGGCGCTACGCGTAGCGCCAGGCCTGCACACACTGATCAGTCGGAGTGGTGAACGAAATGAAGCGATGCAACTACCAGGGATGCGGTAGCTACGCATTCAACTTGTCGCGTGATGGGATTGACCAGCGCGATTTGTGCGATGTCCATTACTGGCAGAGCAAGGCCAAAACGGCGAGGCGCGATGCGCTGGAAGATGCCGCCAACAAGTTCGACGGAACTACTACATACAACCCGCTGGCGGCGGACGGATACTCCAACGCCTCCGATATTGCTAGCGAGCTTCGGTACATGGCTACCGAAGAACTGTTGTGGGAATAAGACATGAAAGACACATTCCCTGAAACATTGATGATACGAGATACCGAAACCTACGATGGCAATGGCATAGGAGGCTTTGGGCAAAGAATATTTACCACTGCCGGATTCGGATATGAAAAGGTTAAGTATGTGCGCGCAGATATTTTGAACGTGCCATACGCTAATCCATGTCCGCATTGCAATAAACAGCTAAAACTGCCGTATAACACATTGCAGAATACTCAAAGTTATCTAAAGCCCTTGCGCTCAATCACACGGTGCTGCCAGCAGTTGGTAACAGTACATCCGTGCGTTCACTTGGTTGTAAGTGTATATAAGGGCGGCGAGGTGGAAGATGATTGGGGTCGCCAAGTGACTAAGTCAATAGCAAATGGTGAATTATGAGTGACTTTGACCACTGGTTTGCTGAGTACAACAATGAAAACCACGGGCGTAACGATGCTGCCGAAGCCGCATGGGATCACCAGCAGCGCACGATTGATGCATTGCGGGCATTCGCACAAGAGGTCATGGAGTTCTCTCCCCTCGGGTACACCGATGGTCTAGATTTGCAAGCAATCGCCTGCAAGCACGGATTGATGGCTACCGATAGACGTGTGATGCCGTGCGCTGAAGGCTCTGCGTGTACATGCAGAGCAATTTACTCGAAGCGTGCGTTAGGCCGTGAAATAAATTGCACCCACAAAACACCACTGTTGATAGGAGGCTGACATGCAACTGACCCAGCGTGAGATTCGCCACCAACGACCGTTGCCGATAGGCAAGTGCGGACACTCGCCGAGGCACTACCTGGACTCGCGTGGCGCTGGATCGCACCTGCTGGAGTGCGCCATGTGTGGCGTGTCTAGCGGCAAGATGACGACATTCAACGAGGCGCTTGAGCGCTGGACTGGCGAAGCGGTGCGGGCTCTCAGATATGTGGGGAGCGCGAAATGAGCGTGGACAGAAAAAACTCCAACCTGGTTGAGATTGCATCGCAGATGCTTCACGGCAGAGGAATGCCAGACTTTGATGATCTTCCGCTACCGTCCAGCGCGTCAAGAAGACTGCGAAGAGAGCTGAGTAAGCAAGAGCGAAGAGCGCACGAGCAGTGCCGGTTGTGGGCGATTGAGTTGTACGAAATCGCAAAATCGATGAAAGGTATTGACTGGAAAGGAAATACGCGATGAAGTTTGACTATAGATTCACTGGCAAGAGTATCGGCCTTCCGTTCGACGTTGGCGTAATTGACTATTTATTGTCTGACTCAATCGCTGAACAGTACGTGGACTTTGAAATCATCGGCCCCGATGGGATCAGCATGCCTTCACACCTTGTCGAGGACTATTTCGACGCGTCCGAGAAAAGCAAGATGCGGGATACAATACTCAAGGCGATAGAAGAGGAGCGTGCTCTAAGTTTCCGCAAAGGATACGATTGACGAATGTCCCCCAGCTTGCGGGGTGCGCGCTCTAGTCCAGCGCGCGAATCTCCACGCCGCGCCGGCGACGTGTAAGCACCGGCACTAATTACCACCACCACAAAGGAACAGTCGTGGCTGAGATGAGAGATATACCGGACATCGTTAACACAGAGTTCAGCCAGTTTTTCGAGTTTTCGACGGAGCAACGCACTGCTGTGACGGTAGTATCAGCAAAACTGTTCGCTGCCCGTGTGGCCACTCTGGCAGTTGAATCAGCGATCGCTGCGCAGTCGATCCCATGCGTTGATAAGCAATGCGTAGGCGGATGCAATGCTGCCAAGTCTGATAATGAGATTCGTCGAATGGAGTCGCTGCTGAGCAGGGCATTGCCATACGTCGAAGCATCTGCTGAAGCCAGCCATTTTACCGATGGCTTTAACAGGAAGCCATCGAATAGCATCGACCGGCTATCCGACGAAATCAAAACAGCGATTACAGAAGCGGTGAACGCAATTGAAAAGGAATGAAATGAATATTTTTGGTGCAAGAGTTTGGTTTTATCGAAGTTATTGCGTGTCACCATACTTTCATAGCCGGTATCGTGGCGGAAAACTGCACCACATCACGCTCGGGCCTATAACAATGGTAATTGAGCGCAGACGCAATCCAGAAAACAAGTAAAGCACTCGCATAGCTCAATGGTAGAGCAGGAGGCTTATACCCTCCCCCGGAAGGCGCCGCCAGATTAGCGGACGATCATGGTTCGATTCCATGTGCGAGTACCAACCTGCGCGGTGTTTGCTGGCCTGCATCGCGCCTGTAGTTCGACCAGATGCACGCATGCTGCCAGAGGGTATGCGCTAAGACAATCCTATGCGGATTCCGCGAAGGATAGCTCTGGCCAAACAAATTAGAGGCGTAGCAATGACACATCGTAAACCACGCATCAAGTCCGAAACACTGCGCCTTGCGCCTGCCGACATGCCTTGTATGTTCGCAATCCCTGACGTGTGCCGCAACGATGGCAGCGTGCTGTGCCATATCCGCGTACCTGGCGAGGGAGGGGCTGGAATGAAGCCTGACGACCTGATTGCGGCCGCTGGCTGCCGCTGGTGCCACGACGTGTTTGACGGTCGCGCCAAGGGATTACAGCGCGGCTCGGAGGATTGGCTGTACTACGCATTACGCGCACTATCGCGCAACCTGCGGGCATTGCAGGACGCCGGCAAACTTGGGATACGACAATGAGTGACGAACGCGAATATGTTGTGGAGGAAGTGGCAATGATTGTCATGCCTGCTGGCTCTGCAATCTCTTGCCAAGAAGCTACCGCAGTGCGAATCAGGGACGAGGGGACAGGCCCGTTCGTCGTAGTTTCGCAGTCCGCGCGTGGCGATGGCTCCGGAATCGCTGTGACCGCCGAGGATTGGCCGGCCATCAAGCAGGCCGTTGAGCAGTTGATGAAAGGCTGTCAGCGCATCGAACGAATGCAGGGTGGTCGGGAATGATGTACCTCAACGAGGTCGCGGCAAAAGATGCAGAGCGGGCCGAAATGCGCAAGGCGATGGCGCGATTCATGGCGAGTGGAGGGCTGATTGAGCGCCCGAAGCCGATAGACGTGCTCGACCCTGGCAGGTACGGCATGACTATGCGTCAGGTGCAGGGCAAGGAAAAAGAGCAGCGCGCAAAGCGCAAAGTGAGGCGGAAATGACTACGGAAACTGACTTGGTACCGATCAGCGGCGTAGATAAAGCCATCAAAGTTGTTGGCGAAGTGATGGAGCTACCTGCCGACCAGCATATAGACTATCTTGAAATGCTCGCGCTTGCTGCGACAAAGTACATGCGACTTTTGGGCGGGGAAGAATACACGCGTGGGTGGCTCACCGCAGCATTGGCCGACCTGGACAATCCGTTGCAATTCGTGCTTAAAAAACATAATTGATGGCTGAAATGAAAATACTTAACCCTATGGCATGCGACTGTGAGGACGTGTCAGCAGGTTTGTGGCGCGACAGTTAGAGGATCGAAATGACAGGACGCACGACGAAAACAGCGCCGAAGAGAATATGGCTACAGGTCAACCCTGATGCGTGGGCCGATGACGATGACAATGTGGAGGATCAGGACGAACCGTTCCCGGCTGAAGATGTAACATGGTGCCCGCACAGCATAGGCGGGCTTGAGGTCGAATACGTCCGTGCCGATCTTGTGCAGCAGATTGAAGCCACGTTGCGCGACGCACTGACAGAAATACGCGATAGGATCGTCGATCATCCGGCGTATGACGAACTGACGCTGGAAGAAGAAATCGATACTGGCGGTGACACGGCTGAACTGTCTTATCTCGCCCGAGTCGCCAATGAAGCCCTTAACAGAGAATAGCGCCACTAAAAAGGAGAACAAATTGTTCCAAATACCCGGACACGACATCCCACACTGGGCAACCGATGCGCTGCCAAAAGGCATCATTCGCAACCTCCCTGAAGACGATTACCACGCAGCTAAGGGCGTGGTGTCCAAATCCCACCTTGACCGCATGGCACTGTGCCCAGCTAAGTACCGCTACTACCTGTCACAAGCCGCCGACGAGCGCACTGATGCGATGATCGAAGGTTCTGCGTTCCACTGCATCATCTTGGAGCCGGACGCCTTTGACGGGCGTTACGTAGAGCTTCCTGACTTTGGCCCAATGCAGTCATCCACCAATCGAAAGCTGCGCGACATGTGGATCACGGACGAGGCGCGCGGGAGGACAGTGCTCAAGCCCGGAGTGGTCAATAAGTTGTTAGCAATGCGCGACAGCGTGTTTGCTCATGATAGCGCCAGACTGCTGCGAGGATTGGAAACCGAGGTAACTGCGTTGTGGGTTGAGCCACAAACAGATCTGCCTTGCAAGGCACGCGCAGATGGAATCAGCTTGCTCGATGGCGTGTTCGTTGACTTGAAAAAGACGGCTACGGCAGACCCCAGGGCATGGCTAAGATCGGCTGCGAAGTTTCGCTACCATGTGCAAGATGCGTTCTATTCGCGGGCGTTTGGCGAAAATGGCTGCGATATTAAGAACTTTGTATTCGTGGTGGTTGAGGACGAGCCGCCATACGTAACCACATTCGTACAGCTATCCGATGATGACCGGCTGGCTGGTGAAATGCTCTACATGCGCGAACTGACGCAGATTCGCAAGGCGTGGGACGAAATGTACTTCCCCGGATACGACAATGGCCGCGTGATGGATATGCGGCTGCCTTCGTATGCGACCAATGAGGTCATCAATGCGTGAGCGGAACTGGACATGCGAAGTTTCATATGATGGCAAGGAGCCATTCTTGTTCTACTCGCCAGCGTTCTACGTATCGGCTGAAGGAGAGCTACATGCAGAACGACTGCTACAAGATTTGGTCAACACAGAGTTCGCGAAGATAAGCCACCACCCACCTCCGAAAGTGTTATCAGTGCTTCCTGGAAGGCTAGAGTTTCATAAGGAGTAAATCGAAATGGCAAAAGACAAGCAAGTAACCGTAGCTCCGGAAAAGGACACAGCAATCACCGCAGTCGAGCCCAAGAACTACGCCATGGCCGGTGTATGGGCAGACCGGCAATCGTTCGAGATGGCGCAGCGTATGGCGACGGCGTTGGCAAACTCCACGCTTGTTCCGCTTGAGTACCAATCGCATCCTGTTCGCAATGGCAGTATCGAGGACAACCGAAACGCAGTTAGCAACTGCCTGATCGCGATTGACATGGCGGCCAACCTACGTGTATCGCCGCTGATCGTGATGCAGAACGTGGACGTGATCCATGGCCGGCCGGGCCTGCGCGGAAAGTTCCTGCTTGCGCTGCTGAATAGCTGCGGCCAGTTCGACAGGATCAAGTTTGAGTGGAAGGGACAGAAGGGCGACCGTGACTGGGGTTGCCGAGCCTATTCGCGCGACACCAAGAGCGGCGACGTGCTGTATGGCGCGTGGGTTGACATGGTTATGGTCAATGCCGAGGGCTGGAGCAAGAAGGGCGGCTCCAAGTGGGGCACCATGCCTGAGCAAATGTTCATGTACCGGGCAGGCGCGTTCTTTGAGAGAGTCCACGCGCCCAATCTTTCAATGGGCATGTACACCGCCGAAGAACTGATAGACGTGATCGACGACCGGCCGAAGCGTACGAGTGGCGCCGACCTTAGCAAGCGCATTGAGGCAGAGATGGAGGTTGTCGATCCTCCAACTGTAACCGAGTTTGAAGGCGCTGTTCAGTTAGATGAATCTGGCGAATCTGGATCGCAGACCACGGTGGTTGTTGCATCCAAGGCTGAGCCGATACCCGTGGCAGACAGCAAAAACACGGTCTACACTGAGGTCGAGGGTGAAAGCGACGAGTTGGTGCTTGAATGAAACCACAAATAGGGCATGACAATGAATGCTAAGACAATAGCGAAAATACTCGCTGGCAAGGTAAGCGGATGGGTTGATTCAATCGAGGACGGCGCGGTGCGCGAATTGGCGGGGAAAAACGCCATAGTTACCGGGGGGTGCATCGCTTCGATGTTGTTAGGAGAGCCAGTAAACGATTTCGACATTTACTTCAGAGACAAGGCGACGGCAGAAGCAGTGGCTCGCTACTACGTTGGTAGATTCAACGCTACGCATGCTGGGCACGACATCCGAGTTGAATGTCGCGAAGACGACAGGGTTAAGATCGTTGTCAGGTCAGGTGGCGTAGCAGAAGACGCATCGTCCACACAATACGTTTCAGAGGTCATGGACGACCCTGGTAACATTCAGGACGCTTATGAGCAAAGCGAAAGTTCCGCGCTGCTAGCTGACGACGAATACAGGCCGGTGTTCCTTTCGACGAATGCGATTACGCTTTCCGGGAGAGTTCAGCTTGTAATCAGGTTCTACGGCGACCCAGATGAAATACACAAGAACTATGATTTTGTCCACTGCACCAATTACTGGACGAATTCTGACGGAAAGTTAGCATTGCGGCAGCCGGCACTTGAGGCGCTTCTTGCTAAGGAGCTAGTTTACATTGGAAGCAAATATCCGCTCTGTTCAATAATCAGACTCAGGAAGTTCATAAAGCGCGGGTGGACGATAAACGCAGGGCAGATTCTTAAGGCAGCCATGCAACTATCAGCCCTTGACCTGACCAACATTGCGGTTTTGGAAGACCAGCTAACAGGGGTTGACTGTTCATACTTCAGTGAAGTCATAAGAAAGCTCCGCGATGAAAGCCCGGAGAAAGTGAACTGTGCGTATCTGGTAGAAATAATCGACAGGATGTTCTGAATGAAAATCACCCGAATCGAAGCAACCAATCTGGGCAAGCACATTCGTACAGCCATCGACGTTCCTGACGAGGCCAAGGTGCTGCTGATCGCTGGCAGCAACGGAGCCGGTAAGTCCCTGCTGTTGCAGGGCATCCGCATGGCGTTCACCGGGCTTCCCGAGCGCGGATTGAAGCACAAGAGCGACATCCCGGAACTGCTGCGTACGGGCGAGAAGGATGGCTCGGTCAAGGTAATGACGACTGATGGTGACTGGTCTATCGACCTAAAGCGCGTGATCTGGAAGCCAGCGGAAGGCGTGACGCCAGACCTTGTACTGGGCGGCCTGAACTACTTCGACCTTGACGATAACGAGCGTAAGAAAGCGCTGTTCAAGCTGACCGGAATCAGCCTGAAGCCGAGCGACATCATGGGCGAACTGACCAAGATGGGGCACAGTGAGGCACTGTGCAAGCGGGTTATCGAAAGCATCCGGCTGGGGTTTGAGTCCGCAGCGGTCAAGGCAGACACCATCGCCAGTGAAAACCGTGGCGCATGGCAGGCCATCACGGGGGAGCGACACGGCACCGCCAAAGGCGCCATATGGTCGGCCGTGAAGCCGTCTGTGCCGTCATGCCACCAGAGGGCGCTGTCCCGCACGATTGACACACTGCAAGATGACATCAAGGCGGCTGCGGCTAGGCACAGCGCTATGTCGGCTGAGAGGGTGGCGCACGAAAAGCTGAATGCTGCGGGCGAAATGCCTGATGTCGAGGCGCTCACCGAGAAGCAGGCTGCCGCTGAAAAGGCGCTATCTGAGTGCAAAGTGGTTATTGCTGGCGCACAGGCGGCTATCGCTCAGGCATCCAAGAGCGGATGGGACGCTGAGTGCCCGAATTGCGGGACGCTGTTGCATAGCTCTGGGCCGAATAGCTTGGCCATTGCCGACAAGCATACTGATAATGATGTTGGCGTTCACACTGGCGTCGTGGCCAAGATGCAGTCGGAAATATCCGACATTCAGGAAGAACTGGCGTTCATCAAGAAGAAACTCGACCACGCGGCAGCGATCCAATCGATTCGTGCGACTGTATCCAATCCACCGACGCAGGCAGATGTTGATGAGTCTGGAAAGAAACTGGGCAATATGCAGGCTGAGCTTTCCAAGGCGCAGTCTTACCTTGCCGAATATAAGAGGGCCATTGCAGCGCTTGTTGCGTGCGACGGGCTGACGAGAAGGGCATACGAGATTCACGAGGCGATAGCCGCTGCTGTTGCCCTCGCCGAGAGCATCCGGGCGCTGCCATCCAAGTTCCTCGGCGACGCAATTTCGCAGGTGAACAGCCATTTGCTGCCTATTGCCGCAGCCGCTGGCGCTACCATCGCGCTGAACCCGAACCTATCGATGACTTATGATGGGATCGACCATCACTTGTGCTCGAAGTCCGAGCAATGGATTCTGAGTATGGGCATAGCCTGCGCGCTGGCGAAGCTTTCCAATGCTGGCATGGTAATGATGGACGAGTTCGACGTACTAGCCCCAGCGCGGCGCGGGAAGTTCCTGAAGTACCTGGCCGACCAGCCGTTCCAGACGATCATTGCTGCTACGCTCAAAGAACGGCCGACGCTGGCCGAGCCATTCCACGTTTACTGGATAGGAGAATGACATGCAGAAAGCACGCTGGGACTACATCAAAGCACTCAAGCCGCAGCAGCGGTATTTCCATGTATCGGCCAAGGTGGCGATGATTCCACACCCAACCAATCCGCTACTGCCAGCGGTGCCATGGGTGCAGAAGCCGGGCAAGACCTATTCCAATGTGGATAGCGCCCGGTCGATCCTGCGGCGTGATAGGCGCAAGCGCGTTATCTCCCCACGGCAGGCCAAGATTGCCGCCAAAAAATGGCGCTATGAGAACAAACACACTGTCTGAGCACCAGATTCAGGCGTCGGCCATCGCGGAGCTAAAGCTTCGCGAGCGGCTCATTCCTGAATTGAAACTGCTATATGCAATCCCCAACGGCAAAGGATCGCGTGTAGTAACACGCATGACGCGCAATGGGCCGGTGAAGTATTGCCCGCAAGGGCTCAAAGCAAAACGAGAAGGCCAGAAAGCAGGCATCCCAGACCTGCACTGGCCCGTTGCTCGGGGGCCATACATTGGGCTGTATATCGAGGTAAAAACGCCAACCGGAACCCTGAGCGCAGATCAGAAAAACGTCATTCCAGCGCTCAAAAAAGAAGGCCACCAAGTGCTGGTGGCCAAGTCCGCTGACGAAATCGTAACATTTGTTATGGAGTATGCGGCTTTAGGTGGTCACGTCATCCCCACACCTCCTTAGCCACCTCGGTTGTGTTGGCCGCCAGCAAGCGAAGCAGAAACAGCGATGCATATGGTGGCACACGGCCATTCCCTATCCGGCGCCCTTTCCTGGATGGCTGAATATCCTTTGGCACTGTCTGCCAAGCTCTAATCGTGTAGATAGACACCCCGAGCAGTGAGCAAGCGTGTTTTTGCTCGAACCGCTCACCATTCGGCCCACGCACGTTCGAGCACAGCAGCCCGAGCAACGCGCGAACCTCATCGTGCGGCGGTATGCGTGACGCATCCAGTCGGGCATTCGGCAGTCGTGGCAGTACGATCATATCGACCTCCCCGGACCAATTTCTTGAACCGTAGCGAATATTGGTTTTCCATCGCGAATCGGCCGCACCAGAGTTTGCGAAATCAGGTACAGGACGCGTTCGACGGGCGTTTCATTCGTATCCGTTACGATCACCGTTGCCGATGACGCACCTGAAACAGCAGCCCATCCATCACTGTCGGGACGTAGAAAATGTGTTCTCATTTAAGCATTCCCATTATGAATCCTGCGAGCATTGACAGTGCCATGATTACAGCCCATCGCAAACATGATTTAACCATTTTGCCCTCCTGCTAACCATACGCGTCCAGCCGCGACCATCTCAGCTTCTGCTGCGCTATTCCAGCGCGAATGCGCCAGTTCAGCCCTGACGCGCGCCATGTCATAGCACCATGCCACGGCGTCACGGGCATGACCTGGCTCTAGCGCGTCCATTGCCTCGGCCAATTCGAGCTCCGCTGCCCTGTCAGACGATAGCCGACGCCACGCGACACGCTCAGCAAGCGAAGCGATGGCTAGCTCAATTCGTAGTGTCCATAGTGGCTTCATGGCCGGCCATCCCGATACAACCTGCACCCCATCCGCTCGCGTGCAATGTCAGCGGACGCCCGGCGCATGGCGCGCTGGTTTTTTATCTGGTGCCGCCGCATGGCTCGGATGATCGGCACAGAGATGGCAATGCCTGCGATGATGCACAGAGCGAGAATTGCGTATTCCATTTCATTACTCCTATTTGGCAATCGGCCACGGTACGCGATAATGATGCCGGATCAGGTGTTCCGGCATGTCGATTGTGTTGCGGTTGATCGCGTCGGCAGCCTCAATGGCGTCTTCGACGAAATCGTGGCAGGAATACTCGGCCCCGAGCACCGTAACGACTGCACCGCAGTGGCTTGGGAACTCAACCTCGGCCACTGGCATGGCCGCACGGTACTCGATAGCTCGCATTCGCTACTCCTCGTCGCGGTCAGTGTAATAAACCGCAGCGCGAGCTTCGGCAACGTCAGGTATGCCGAATAGCCCGTTATCCTCAGCCTGGAAACGCTCCGCCCGCAACTCACGGATTCGTCTCACCCTCGCCTGCATCTCAGCAGCGTAGCCAGCAGCATCGCTGGCTTGGTCGTGTCCATATTGTAGGCGGTTGGCGGTCATGAGGTTCTCCCTTTGTATGAGCAATGTTATTTGCTGGCGGCAAGAATCGCCAGCGCCGACCCAGTTATTGCAATTATCGGCAAACTACACACGCATGCAAATTGCTAAAAATAGGACAATACGAAAGATCATTGCGATAAATACGACAAAAATAGAACAATCGCAGCGGAAAACGACAATTTGCCGAATATAATGCGGTTTGAGGTGCTTGGGTGGGGTCTTTTCCATACGGTTCATGCCCCGACCGTATGGTGCATCTCGCGCGCGATAGCGTACTAATTGTCATGTATGCCGCCTATTTCATGCCCAATCGTTCAATGCACTGAACGATTGGTATGGTTTGTGCCGCATGGATATACCTTTCCGTTCAGGACGCTTCGAGCCACGCCAGCGCATCGGCCGCCAGTGCTGCGGCTTCCGGCCCGTCATCATGCTCTGGCACGTCGGAATCAACGATGTTTCCATCGTCATCGAACTCGAACCAGTAGGCCCGGCTGCTGCGGAGCTTGCTGCCCGGCCACTGCGCATTAAACAGCGCAACGCCAGCGCGCGATATGCGGACCTTGCGCGTCCCGACGGCATCAAAGCATTGTTCAGTTGTGTTCATGTTGGCCCCTCAGTAGATGGCTACGCCACGGGTGTATTCGCTCCTAATGTCCGAATCGCCAAGGACGTCCAGCGGCACGGCGTACAGTGCGCAGCCTCGCGGGTCGCCCTGGACGTACAGGATCACGTCCGGGTGTTGGGACTGAATAGCTGCGATGCGCCGCCGCGCGCCGGCTTCGCGGTCGGCCACTCGACTAAGCCGCTCACCTGTGCGCGGTGAGTGCCAGTACGGCGCCTCGGTATTCTCGTCGCGCTGTATCACGCCGTTGCATTCGTGCTCATTCCATCGTTGCAGCGTCATCGACGCACGGCGCAGGGTTTCGGCCTCGGCGGCGCTGAATCCGAGTCTGCGCAGGGCGTTCTCTTGCGCGTTGAGTCTCATTGCTTCGTTGCGGTTCATGTTTGTAACTCCATTCTGGCACCATCGCCACCGCTGCACCCTCGCGGGAGGATGCAGGGATAGGTCGGTGCTACGCGGTAGCGCCCTGATTAGGCTTCGAGTGCCCATGCTGGAATAGCGGCGGGAACCGTTACTTCACTCTCGTGCCACGGCATCGTGACACCGACGAAGCCATAGACGCCATTGAGCAAGACAAGTGTTCCACGTGTGCCCTGCTGCCTTGCAACGGGCGCGGCTTTCGTACCCAGCAGCTTGCCGGCCTTAACAAAGACGGCTAAGTCCTCAAAATTGAGACTCGCGGGAGCAATGGCGTCGTCGTCAATCGTCGGAAGCACCGCTTGCCACTGCGGGAATCTGGCGTTAAGCGTCACGCCCGCAACGCTTGTCTCGCCACACGTCAGGCTCACCGAGCGCACTGCGCACAGAATATCGCCCACGCGCACCGTAATATCCGCTTCATTGCGGGCCTTGAGTGACGCAATCAGCGCAGCCGGAATGATCGCAGTGACGCTCGGCCCTTGAATGTCACCATCGGTGACGCGGAAAGCGCCGAGAACCCTACCGTTAGTTGCGATCAGACGCACGGTGTTCGCGGTGCTGTTCACTTCCAGGCATACGCCATTCAGTCCCGTACGGATGTCATTCTTAGCCGCGAACAGTGCGGCAGCCTTGAGTGTGCCCATCGGCACCGTGACGCTTGTATGTGTCAGCTCGGCTTCCGTCGCGGCTTCGGCGGTTGCGGTTGCGGTTGTCATTTTATTCACTCCTTGTTTGGCACTATCGCCACCGCTGCCGACTCGCTGGAATCGGCAGGAGTAGCTCGGTGTTAGGCGATCATGAAGGTTTCCCCTTTGTATAGTCAGTCGTAGTGTGTGCAGGCCGGGCGCTACGCTTCGCGCCAGCTATCCGGATTCGCCGGATCGTTGGCGTAGGTGCAGGCGATCAGGCGGCCATCTGCGTCGTGTTCGTCGCGCCAGCTTTCCGGATTCGCCGGATCGTTGGCGTAGGTGCGGGCGATCAGGCGGCCATCTGCGTCGCGTTCGCCGCGCCAGCTTTTCGGATTGGCCGGATCGTTGGCGTAGGTGCAGGCGATCCAGCGCCCAACGGCGTCGTGTTCGCCGCGCCAGCTTTTCGGATTGGCCGGATCGTTGGCGTAGGTGCAGGCGATCCAGCGCCCAACGGCGTCGTGTTCGTAGCGCCAGCTATCCGGATTCGCCGGATCGTTGGCGTAGGTGCGGGCGATCAGGCGGCCAACGGCGTCGTGTTCGTCGCGCCAGCTATCCGGATTCGCCGGATCGTTGGCGTAGGTGCAGGCGATCCAGCGCCCAACGGCGTCGTGTTCGCCGCGCCAGCTATTCGGATGCGCCGGATCGTTGGCGTAGGTGCGGGCGATCACTCGCCCATCGGCGTCGTGTTCGTCGCGCCAGCTATCCGGATTCGCCGGATCGTTGGCGTAGGTGCGGGCGATCAGGTTGCCATCTGCGTCGTGTTCGTCGCGGTAGTCGCTCATGTCAATCTCCTCTTCGCGTTTCGTGGTCATGTCTGTTTCTCCTGTCTGGCACTATCGCCACCGCTGCACCCTCACCGGAGGATGCAGGGATAGGTCGGTGCTACTTCAACGCTTCGGCGAGTTCGTCAGCGCTCATGGCTGCGATGGAAGCGTCCGGCACCAGACCAAGCCGCGCCATTTCGTCTCGTATCTCGCGCTCATACTGGCGCACCCAAACGGCGCGCATCGCCCGCTCTTGAGCGCTGGTAGCAGCGGCAAAGCGGGCGCGTTCGCGACTTAGGCCAGCCTCAAGCGCAGTTAGATGATCTGTGGTTGAGGTCATGTCATAGCCCCTTCAGCGCTGCGCGTGCATCGTCGATGCCGGCAAACGCGTTAAGCTGCCCGCCAGACACAACCAGCACACTGTCGTCGGCAAACGTGTAGAGCGTCGCTTCGTGCTCCAAATCCTGATCGATTATGTCGGTTACTGATTGTGCGCGCGTGTCAGCGTCGTTAGCGTTTGCGCTGATGTGCAGGATTTCGCTTGCAGTTGACATGTTGCTCTCCAGTCCCCAGCGGTTGCCGGGCTCACTAAATACTATGCAAACCCCGTGCCAACCGCGCATATTCTCGTAAGTCATTGATCCGGCAGCAAACACAGCTTGGCACGATACTTGCCCGGACAATAATTGTCACATTCTGACGTGACGCATTGCGTCACATTCTGACGTGGCCGATGGCAAGGCGTGGTAATCAAGCACAACGATGGCAAGGCTACGGCTAGCCGCTGGTCGGCGCTGGTCGGCGTTGCGCGCTAATCACGGCATGGATGGGATGGGCTGGGCTGGCCGGGGAGAGCGAAGGCAGAAGCAAGAGCGAAGCCAGAGCATGCAGCCAACAGCGTGTTGATAGAAGCAAAAGCAAGATCAAAAGGGGACCCAAGCAAAAGCGAAACCCCCATGAAAAGCAACAGCGCCTATCTGTATATATACCCCCACCCCCAACTCCCAGCATTTTCAGCTTGTGCTATGCTTTCGTTATGTTGCGTTAGGATTTGTTAGGTTGTGTTATTTTTTTTGTTTTGGGTTTTTGCTTATACCCCCGTGGTTGTGCTTCATCGGGTTGTGGTGGAAGCGGTAGCATTTACCTACTGAACGTTGTACCATGTTTGCTGTTCTATTCTCGGGGCATGGCATGTCATGGCTTATCAGCAGGGTGTTGATGGAGGACTTCGAGAGCTCGCGTTGTTCGCAGGGGCTGGTGGCGGTGTCCTCGGCGGGAAGCTACTCGGGTGGCGAACCGTGTGCGCCGTCGAGCTTGAGCCCTACGCCGCAAGCGTACTTGTCGCCCGACAGAATGACGGCATTCTGTCGCCTTTCCCGGTTTGGGATAACGTTTGCACCTTTGAAGGCAGACCGTGGCGAGGCCGTGTTGACGTGGTATCTGGCGGGTTTCCTTGCCAGGACATCAGCGCAGCCGGAAGTGGTGCTGGGATCGATGGAGCACGAAGCGGATTGTGGAGCGAGTTTGCCCGCATCATTGGCGAGGTTCGACCGCGATACGCTTTCGTGGAAAACAGCCCAATGCTCGTTACTCGTGGACTCGGGCGAGTGCTTGGTGATTTGGCCGCGCTCGGGTATGACTGTCGATGGACGGTGCTGGGAGCTGCCGATGTTGGGGCGCCGCACAGGCGGGACAGATTCTGGCTCATTGCTACCGACGCCACTGGCGAACAGCCATACAGGGGCGGGCCATGGGCCGAACAAGACCGGTTCGCCGAATCTGCAAACGGTGGTAAAACTTTGGCCGACGCCCAGAACAACGGGCCTAGATGGCGGGAGCAACAGTCGCAAGGCGGCGAAAGCGCGGGGCATGTGGCCGACGCCGAAATCCAACGATGCCGAAAAGCGCGGGAACTTCGACGCATCGCACCCGAGGAACGGGCTTCCGGCAGCGGTGAAGCGCATCCCGACGCCGACTGCCAGCGATTGGAAGGGGAGCAGCAAACCAGGCCAGCGGCGAGGTCAACTGACGTATCCGAATATGGGTGTGATCGAGGCTGGCGGCCAACTGAACCCGGAGTGGGTGGAATTGTTGATGGGTTGGCCGAAGGGCTGGACGCGCCTTGGGCCGATGGATGGGAAGATGGAACCGCAAGGGTCGCTAATGGAATTGCCGCCCGTGCGCACCGCCTCAAAGCCATCGGCAACGGCCAAGTGCCACAATGCGCCGCAGAAGCATGGAGGATCCTGACTGGCTGAGCCAATAGCGTTTACCTACCATCCGTGCTACAATGCTGTCTCGCCTGTGATAGGAGGGTGTATGGCCCCCGAAGACGTTGGCATGTGGCGATTCTGCCCATCGTGTGGACGCCCGCTGATGGAGCCTGACTTCCTGAGTGAGTTTCAGGATTCAGAAGCATTTGACGCTGAGCAGCTTCGATGTTCATGTTGCTAGCGCCCGTGGCGTGCGTGCCCATGCACGCCGGCTGTAGATGGTGAGTGTAAATCCTTCCGAAAATGTTCGGATGTTTGACTGTTCACCCACAAACGCAGAAGGAGTGACGTAATGGCATGTCGCACAAAACCATGGATGCAGAACGTGAAACCGGGCGACTATTTGGTTCCTAGGCCGCTTTGGAACAGAACGTCCGGTCGATACGACAAACTGGCGAACCCATCGCTGGTTCAGGCGGTGACGCCATTCAGGAACTGCCAGAGTGGCGTATTGTTCACAGTTGATGATAGGCAACTTGATGCTGATTGGTTTATTGGTCCGTACGATGGAGCCGCGAAATGAGCCACAATATTCGCAGGCATGGGCTAAAAATTAGCCAAACCGAGCGTGAAATAGCCGATTGGTTAAGAAAATATTCCGCACTCTACAAGTCGGCCGTCTTCGTAGGAGACGGATCAACAATCATCTACATGGCGATTCACGTAAAACGAATGTCCAAGCCGAACTTTTCAGGCGGACTCATAGCTGAGATGAAAGTCCATTGCAAAGATGGCGACAACTGGCGGAAATTGGTTGCAGATTCCATCCGAAAAGCGCGATCCGCTTACAAGCTGTAAGCGACTATAAGCGAATATAAGCGTTTATAGCCAATTTAGCTCGGCACCATAAACCGGATAAACTCGATATAAACAAGAAGGAGTATCTACCGTGAATGAAACTGCCATTACAAAAATCCGCGTGTCAATCGAGGCAATTCTTCCGAATGGCGTTACTTACTGGACTGAATGCTCATCGCTAGATGACCACGCGCCGGTTTCAGACCCTGAGAAGTCGATCAAGTCAATGGGAGAACGTTGCTTGTACCAACTGGATAGGGTTGCAAAGAAGGCTGTGAAGGATGCTGAAGTTAAGCCAGCGCCATAAACCGACTAAACTCGCCTTAACCGCGAGTTGGGCTCCACATGAACACGAAAACAATCGACAGACCATCGTCATAACGGCGACTGGCGACTATCGCTGCACTGACAACGTGGTATCTGTCTGCTCCTATCGTTGCAGGCGCTGCATGAGTTTATGAACACCACTGTTCTATTCTTGGAACAATGCACGGCAAATAACACCTATTAACTACAAAAATGACTGGTGATGACCATGAGCAAGAAACGCAGCCACAAGCCGCAAATCATGCAGCCAGGATGCCCAATAGCCATAAGTCTGCGCGGATGCAAGTGTTCCCCGCTCGCTAACAACTACGGCGCCGGCGTTGGCGGAAAGTATGTGGTTAACTCAGAGTGCGAGCTTCACAAACACTTGGCAGAACCAAAGTGAGTGAACCGCTTATCTTTCCGCGATTTAAGTTGACGGACGTGGCCGCGTCACTTCGGACGCTGGCCGCGCAAATAGATTCTGGCGACAGGCCAATCGTGCGCGCCATTGTGTGCATGGAGGTTAATGACGGAACTCTAGACTACTGCGCCATCGGCAAGGATTTCGGCCGCGCTCATGCGCTTGGCATGATGGCGCTTTGCCAGCACGTGCTGATTACCAGTGATGGATGCGAGTAGCAAACATCATCGTTTCCAATCACTTTACCAATGCTCAAAAAGGAATATCGTCGTCAATTTCGTCGTAATCTCTGGTAGGCGTTTGGTTGTCGTTGGGCGGTTTGGCTGCTACCTTGCCGTCGCTGCCACCCAGCATCTGAAGCTCGCTGGCGATGATGCCGGTGCTGTAGCGCTCAACCCCATCCTTGCCCGTGTACTTGTCCGTGCGCAAGCTGCCCTCGATATATACCTGGCGTCCTTTCTTGAGGTATTCGCCGGCGATTTCAGCTAGTTTTCCGAAGAATGTTACTCGGTGCCATTCAGTGCGCTCAGCCTTCTCGCCCTTCTTGTCCTTCCACGTTTCCTTGGTAGCAACACTGATTGTGGCAATCGCTGAACCGTTCTGAGCGTACTTCACCTCAGGGTCGTTTCCAAGATTTCCAATAATGGTGACGCGATTTATTCCTCTGCTCACTAGGCTACTCCTCGTGTGATATTTATATGGCAAACTTAGCGCTGGCTTTTCGCCAGCTACGCGGATTCGCCGGATCGTTGGCATAGGTTCGGGCGATCACGCGACCATCTGCGTCGTATTCGTCGCGATAGTTATTCATGTTGACTCCCATTCGTTAGTATGTGCAGGCCGGGCGCTACGCTTCGCGCCAGCTATTCGGATGCGCCGGATCGTTGGCGTAGGTGCAGGCGATCACGTTGCCATCGACGTCGTGTTCGTAGCGCCAGCTTTCCGGATTGGCCGGATCGTTGGCGTAGGTGCGGGCGATCACGTTGCCATCGGCGTCGTGTTCGCCGCGCCAGCTTTCCGGATTGGCCGGATCGTTGGCGTAGGTGCGGGCGATCACGTTGCCATCGGCGTCGTGTTCGCCGCGCCAGCTTTTCGGATTGGCCGGATCGTTGGCGAAGGTGCGGGCGATCACTCGCCCAACGGCGTCGTGTTCGTAGCGGTAGCTATTCGGATGCGCCGGATCGTTGGCGTAGGTGCAGGCGATCCAGCGCCCAACGGCGTCGTGTTCGTAGCGCCAGCTTTCCGGATTGGCCGGATCGTTGGCGTAGGTGCAGGCGATCCAGCGCCCAACGGCGTCGTGTTCGCCGCGCCAGCTTTTCGGATTGGCCGGATCGTTGGCGTAGG